GAGTAGATAATGACCGATCCAGCATACGGAGCAATCGATGAGCGCATGCTGCGCGACAGTCCGTTTTCTAAGAACGCCCTCAAGCCTCTGGTTCCGCCCGCCGCAGGACCTACGGCTGCGCCGCCTGCAGCCAATGCGAACCCCTTCTCTCTTGAAGCGCCCGCCGCCCCTGCCGCTCCTCCGCAAGCTAACCCCTTCTCTCTGGAAGCCGGCCCCGCGCCATCTGCAGTCGCAGCGCCCGTCCCTGATCGAGCGCTATCTGACGTACCCGCAGAGGCCGCACACAATTTTATCCCGAGCCTGAAGAAGACCGTCGGCGAAACCATAGAGGGCGCGAAGGCTGCCGGCAGCTACGCCTACGAGCACCCCGGCGAGGTGCTGAGCAATCTCCCCGCCTACCCCGCGAAGCTCGGCGAGGCAATCCTCTCTCACTACGTCGACACCTACGGCTCGTGGAGCAACGCGAAGAAGGAGGCCGCAGAGAACCCCGTCGGTTTCCTGATGGATGCGATCCCACTCCTCGGGCCACTCGGCAAGCTCGGTAAGGCAGGCAAGGCTATACAGGGCCTCGATCCAGCGAAGGTGCTGGACACCGTGAAGTCGGCAGCGAAGGTTGGTGGCGACGCCGCAGCGAAGGTAGCAGACGGCCTCGTGGCTTCCGCCGACGGCGTCGGTAGTGGCGCGATCAGCAAGGTCTTCGACAGCGGCAAGGAGATTACACCCGGCACATGGAAGGCCCTCACTGGCGGCCTTGACGTCGACAAGTCCTACGACATGATCAAGGACGTCCTCTCACAGAAGTTCGAGGCTCGCAGCCAAGGCTACATCGACGATATGGCGAAGGTTGCCTCCGCTGACAAGCCCGTCGACTTCGCGCGCGTCGACAAGGCCGTGCAGGACGCCACGAAGATCGGCGCCTACAAGGCCCCGCTCGATACGTCACCCGGCGTGGGCTACCGCATCGCCGACGCCGTCCCGCAGGAGATGCGTGCCGCAATCGAAGACGAGATCAACAAGTTCAAGGCGATGGGCCCCGACTATCACACCGCCGTTGGCTTCGATAAGCTGAAGCAGTCGATCTACAATCTCGGCGAGGGCCAGAAGGTGGGCTCTATGCCAACCGCCGCCTCCGCCTACGCCGGCAAGGTCGCGGCCGCAGTCCGCAAGACGATCATCGATGCCGTCCCCGACTACGGCGACGCGATGAAGGCCTACGAGGCGAAGACCGACAGCCTGCAGAACCTCATGAAGGAGTTCTCGCTTGGCGACAAGGCCAGCAAGATGTCCGCCATTCGCCAGATGCAGAAGGTCTGGAGGCAGCAGCACGTCGACCACGGCATCCGCAACACGCAGCTGAAGGAGGCCGTCGAGGGCACCGGCAACGAGAACCTGATGTCCCACCTAGCCGCCGACCAGTTCAAGTCGTGGGCCCCGCGTGGCCTGCGCGGCGTAGGCATCGGCCTAGAGCTGCCTATCGCCGCAGGCCACGCCGCGATCAGCCCAATGACCGGCCTCCCCCACCTCGGTATGGCCCTCAGCACGGCCGCCATGATGTCGCCCCGCCTCGCCGGCACGGCCGCCTACGGCCTCGGCCGCGTCGCTGGCTCGGTGCCGGCGCGCGCCGCCGCAGCCACCTACCGGGGCGCCCAGCGCGTCGCCCCCAACGCCTTCCGGTCGGCCCGGCTGGCGGAGCCTCAGCTCGACCAAAACAACAGCGTCGGAATGCCGCAGCCTGCCTTCAGCAGGAGTGAATAGTGTCCCTCTATAGCCCCCTCCTCTCGGACCCCTCCATCGAGTTCCCGGACAGCTCCGATACCGCCAACCGGCTCGCGCAGATGCAGCGCCTGCTGAAGCAGTCGGGCGTGCTCTCAGGCGGCCCACAGCAGCCCGCTGGGGCGGTTCCTAAGGTGCCGGCTCCTACCGGCGGCCCGAGCCCCTACGGCCTCCCAGCGAGCCCGTTTGGGCCGGTTCTACCACGCCAGCACGGCCGGATGCAAGCCCTCCCGCCCGATATTCAGCAGCCCCCTCAGTTGGACTACCCCAAGCTCGCCCCGGAGAGCCTCGACGCACTAGCCGGCCCCCAGCGGCAGGCCAAGGAGCCGGCCAGCGACGACGTCGCGGCCGCACTAGCCGGCGCAGACCGAGTGAAGCGGGGCCTCCCTGACCTACCCGACCCCGACGGCCAGCCGGCGCTGGCCCCCGTGATCAGGCGTGGCGCCGCCATGACGCCGACCGCCGGCCCAGACACAGGGGACATCGACCCCAACGTCGATGCGCCCGCCGGAGACTTCTATGCTAAGCTCAGAGGCCCCGAGGGGACGAAGGCGAACTACAACGCCGTCAACCCCACGAGCGGCGCCTCGGGGCCCTACCAGTTCCTGAAGTCGACGTGGGACAGCTACGCGAAGAACCCCAAGCTCGGCCTGACAGACGAGGGCTTCTACCACCCCGACCAGCACCCCGAGCAGCACGAGGCGGCGATCCATGCCTACACCGCAGACAGCATGGACGCCATCAAGCCCATCCTCGGGCGGCTGCCTACGAAGGGCGAGCTGTATTCGATGCACCTCCTCGGCCAAGCCGGCGGCGGCCACCTGCTGACGAACCTCTCGAAGCCTGTGCGCGAGACGGTCTCTGCGGCAGCGATCAAAGCGAACCCGTGGATGGAGGCCTACGCCGACACCTCGGGCTATCGCCTCGTGAAGCACTTCGAGAATATGTTTGGTGAGGATCACTCATGAGCGCGATAAGCAACTTCCAGTACGTCACCCTAGTCACGCAGGGCGGCACGCCCGTGCGGCTCGCTGACCAGTACGGCGCGAACCTCCCGACGACCGGCAGCGGCTCACTAGTGTTCTCGAACGGCGCCGTGCTGACGAACGTCACGATCACCGGCACAGTCAATCCCTTCCCGCTCGGCGCGCCCAACGGCACGGTCGGCGCGCCGTCGATCTACTTCGGCACACCCGACCGAGGCATCTTCAGTCAGGGCGCATCGGACATCTCCTTCGCCGCCAATGGCTCGCTGCTGGCGTCCATCGAACAGAACGCCTCGATCTTCCACTTCCAGACCAACGCTCTGCAGATCAATCTCTTCTCTGACACCGCAGGCGAGGTCGCGATACAGGGCAGCGACCCCAGCGCCGGCACGCACAACCTCGCGCTCAATAAGTACGGCGCGAACATCTCCATCGGCGAGGCCGCCGCACCAGTCGCGGGCGGCACCACGACTACCGGCATTCTCACCTTCACCTCCGACGCCGTCGCCTTAACCGTCGGCTCCGGCGCGCCGACGCTGTCCGCGCGCTCGGGGTCGCTGTATCTCCGCGACGACGCTACCTCTCAGCCGCCCTACTTCAACTCCGGCGTCGGTGTCACGACGACGTGGCAGCAATTCGTGGGCCTCACCGCCGCGCAGACACTGACCAACAAGACGCTGACGTCGCCCGTCATCAACAACCCGACGTTCACCGGCACCTTCACCGTCAATGGCCAGATCGTCAACAATGAAGGCACCATCACGTCCTCGACGCCCGCGCAATTCATCCAGACGTGGAACAACGCAGCCGTCGCGTTCACCGGCCTGCAGATCAGCATCGTCAACACCGCCTCAGGCTCGCCGTCGTATCCGCTGCAGGCGCTTGTCGGCGGCGTCAACGTCTTCAGCGTCGACAAGTTCGGCCAGACCTCTAACCCCGGCAACGCCTTCCACGGCGGCTCGGTGTTCATCGACAACGGCACCGCCATCCCGGCCGGCGGCACGCAGGACATCGGCGCTCTCTTCAGCTCGACGCCTCACTTCGGCATCATCTTCGGCTCGGGCGCGCCGACGGCGTCTCAGGCGCAGGGCTCGCTGTATCTGCGCAGCGACGGCCTCCCCTACTACAACACCAACGGCACGACGGGGTGGGATCGCCTCGTGGGCCTCGCGTCCTCGAACACCTACACTGGCGCGAACGACTTCTCCGGCGCGGCCTCGATGCTGGTGCCGACGGCCGCCGCAAACACCAACACTACTGCTGCCGCCTCCACCGCCTACGTGGTTGCGGCGCTCGCTAACCTCAAGATCAACGTACAAGTCTTCACGTCGAGCGGCACCTACACACCTACGGCCAACATGGTCTACTGCATCATCGAGTGCTGGGGCGCCGGTGGTGGCGGTGGAGGCACGGCAGGCACTGGCGGCGGAGTTGTGGCCTTCGGTGCCGGCGGCGGCGCGGGTAGCTACTCACGTAAATTTGCTACTGCGTCCACAATTGGTGGCTCTCAAGTTGTAACCATCGGTGCCGCCGGCACTGGCGCCACCGCCGGCAACAACGCAGGCGGCAGCGGTGGCGACACATCACTAGGCGCGTTGTGTATTGGCAAGGGCGGCTCAGGTGGCGCCGGCAACGCCGCGACGTCTGGTGCCATCTCGTTGGGCGGCAGCGGTGGCATCGCTGGCACTGGCGACCTCACGTCAACAGGAGCCCCCGGGACGAGCACTCAGGCAGGCTCGACCAATGGCATCGTTGGCGGCGCGGGCGGAAGCTCTCTCGTTGGCGGCGGCGGCCTCGCTCTCGTCTTAGGCGCAAACACGGCCACCACGGGTAACGCAGGCACGGGACACGCCTCCGGCGGTGGCGGTGGCGGCTCTGCGGCTACGGCAGGCGCGGCGGCCGGTGGCGTAGCCACCGCCGGCTACATCGTCGTCACTGAGTTCCTCTTACACTAGGATGCCATGTCTACCTACGCGGTTGTGGTCTCCGGCATGATACAAAATCTGATTGAGTGGGACGGCGTCTCTCAGTGGACGCCGCCTCAGGGCGCGCTGGTAGCGGTCTGTGCAGTAGCGTGCGGCAGTGGCTGGACTTGGAACAACGGCAACCCCATAAACCCCAACCCGCCGCCCGCCTTACAGCCCCCTCCTCCGCTGGTATTGACGCCCGCGCAGGGATTGGCGATCATAGGATTGACGGTCGCGTCACTGCAGGCCGCCCTCGGCCTCTCCGTAACCGCACAACCTACATGATTGGGATGCTAATGATGATCGACCTCAGCAAGATCAACCTGAAGGACATCCTGCCCTACCTGCCCGCCGCCTTCGGGGCGCTGCTGGGCACCCGTTACCGTAAGGCCCAGACGCTGCGCGAGCGCTTGCTTGCGTGGGTGCTGAGCCTTACCATGGGATACTACGTCGGCGGCGCCCTCGGTGCCTACTTCAGCCTCCCCGAGGCCACTACCTACGGTATCATGTTTTCCATCGGCTCCGTAGGGATGGAGATCGTCGCATACGTCATGTCCGCACTCCGCGAGGGAATACTTCATCCCTCCACCACCGCAGGACGCTGGATTGATGTAGTTCTGGGGCGCCCCATCCGGGAGCTTCCTGACGACATCAAAGTCCACGACACTCCGAGAAAGGAGGACAAACCAGATGATAAGCACGACTAGTCTTCTAGTCCTGTCAGCCCTCGCTATCGGTCACGGCGTGCGTGAATACTTCCATCAACGCAAGCTCAGAAAGGCACAGGCATGTCAAACCCGACACCCGAGACGTTCTTAGAGGACGTCATCAATACGTGGGAAGACGAGGACGGACGTCAGGTCCTCTCGCTCGACCCCAACGACAGCGGCAACTGGTACGACGGCGTCCTCATTGGCTCGCAGCACGGCGTCACGGCGCCGGCCCTTGCGCAGCATCGAGGCATCCCCACATCGTCTGTCACGCCCGAAATGATGGAGACGGTGACGCTGAAGGAGGCGGCGGACATCGGTGAGAGCCAGTACTTCGCGGCCGTCCATGAGAACCAGCTGGCGTGGGGCCCTGTAACGGCGGCCCTGCTCGACTGGGGCTGGATGGCTGGCCCGACGAACCCCATCCGTCACACCCAGACACTCTGCGGCGCCACCGCAGATGGAGTTATAGGACCCGACACTATAGCTCACTACAATGCGTGGATTAAGAGCGTCGGCTGGGCGGCCGCCATGCAGCTGATGCACTCCACGAAGGAGGCCTACTTCCGGTCCCTCGGCATGCCGCAGTACCTGACGGGCTGGCTAAACCGCAACGACTGGTGCTCCAGCAAGAACGCGAAGTGGTGGTCTCAGTGGGACCTCCGCTCCTTGACGGCTCCCTCTCTCAGTGAGAGCATAAGTAAAGTGCTCTCTTCACTCTAGACACTATAGGTGCTACATGACTGACCCAACTCCTACATCTACCCCGCCCGCTACGCCGGCCCCCGTAGTGGTCGCCGCCGTCTCTCTGCCGCCCTCCACCCCCGTCGTGGTCTCTTCCAACCCCGCCGGAGTGAGTGGCAACACCGGCATATTCGCCCAAGTCGAGACCGACTTCAAGGCCGTCGAGGCGAAGGCACAGACGTTCTGGCAGAAGCTCGCGGCGCACCCCGTGCTCGTCGTGCTCGTCGTGCTCGGCGCGGCCGCCTTCGCCGACCCGCACTTCCTGCTCAACATCTTCTAGGATGCCGTCACTCTCAGTCATAGAGGCAGTAGGCGTCGCGATCCTTATCGGGGTCGCGGCGTTACTCTTCCACCTCTATAGCCAGCAGCTGACGCTCAACGGATCGCTGCAGCAGTCGAATGCGCAACTCCAGCAGGCCCAGAAGGACCAAGCCAATGCCCTCAAGCAACGCTCTACGGTCGAGCAGAAGAATAGCTCCGCTACTTACCCTGCTCTTATTGACAAGCTGCGGTAGTCCTACACCGCCCGTCGTATCTGGCGACACCTACTGCGACCGCGCACGCTACATCCAAGCCACGAAGGATCAGGCCGACGAGATGCTCGGCAACGAACAGAAGTGGCGCGCGCTCGTCGAGCAGATCGCCGACCACAACGACACCTACAAGGCCGCGAAGTGCGTCGGCAAGACCGCGACCGTGACGGTCGGCAATCCAATCAAGGCGGGGGCCCCCGATGCAGCGACACCCAATTCTCCGAGCCTTCTGTCTCGTATTGGCACTGCTCTTCATCTGTAACTTCCTGCTGGGGTGGTGCTCACACACCGCCTTCTCGAAGGATATAGAGCAGCCTAAGACGATCACCCTCGACGAGCAGGGCATAGCTCAGCTGCGTCTCTTCAAGAAGCAGATCGCCCAGCTGCAGTACAGCGAGTTCTGCGCGACGGTCCACAAGCCGCCCGACGAACTGATGGCGCTAGGCAAGTCACTCGAAGAGGCCGCGAAGGCGGGCGACGTCGGCGCCGCACACGTACTTAACTGGCTAGGCCCCATCGTCGAGAAGTACCAGAAGGTTGGGTGCGGCGATGCGTAAGCTGACCGACTGGCTGATGATCCTGTGCTGCGTGGCGGCGATGGCGGCCTTCGCCCTGATCTCCATCGCCGCCACGAACCACGCGCACGCGCAAGAAGGCTCAGAGATGCGGGACATGAGCCAGCACGACCGCGCCATCCATGAAGGGCACGCCGAGTTCCACGACCACTACGTGGGCTGGTGCCAGCCGGGCTACCCGAAGCCTTGCCTCTACGTCAACTCCTGCTGCAAGGAGAAGCACGACGGCTCCGGTGACTGCTTCCCGACCGACGGCGAGCTGCGCAACGGCAAGTGGTTCCTGAGAGACCAGCACGGCGTCATGATCGAGATGCCGGAAGACAAGGAAGTCCACGAGATCAACCCCGACGAGACCGGCACACGCGGCCACCTCTGTCAGAACCCCTACACCGATCAGATATTCTGCTGGCGGCCACCCGTCGGCGGCACATGACCTACATTCCGGTTTTGTAGGTCAACTCCTTTCTCTCCAGCCCAATATAGGTGACCTGATGCTCCCTCCCAAAACACTGGACGAAGGCCTCCGCCTCTACGCCAACGACACCGAGTGGCGGCACTACCTCGCGTGGTGCGAGTGCGATACCCTGAATGAAGCCGCCGTGCTGGCTGGCACCAGCCGGGGCCGCATCCGTCAGAGCATCATGGCCATCGGCGACGTGGCGTGGGAGCAGGGCTACCGCTGGCGGCCCACGCCCGCCCCAGACCTTGCGGTTAAGGGCGTCTCCACATACGAGAACAGCAAGGGTGAGAGCGCGACGTGGACGCTCGAACGCGACGCCGGCATGGACCCATCGCTCGCCTTCGTGATGCCGGACCCGAAGGTGGTTGATAAGGTCGCGACCTATACCAACGGACAGGGCCGCGTGATCGGTCAATGGACGACCGAGAAGCGCACCGAGGCGCAGCGCGTCGAGCTGTTCGAGCAGTTCGTCGAGCAGCTGAACAATCGCATCGAGTACGTCAAGCCTCTCGCACCGAAGCAGGCCTTCCACTACAAGGATCAGCTGGCGGTCTATCCCATCGGCGACCTCCACTGCGGCATGCTGGCGTGGGCACTGGAGACGCTGGCGGAGAACTGGGACCTCCCCATCACTGCCTCTCTCATTCGGCAGGCCACCACCTACCTGATGGACACAAGCCCGCCGTGTGATACGTGCTTCATCCCCTTCATGGGCGACTTCTTCCACTACGACGGCTACCGCCCCGAGACACCGGAGCACCACAACCTCCTCGACGCCGAGGGCCGCATGCCCAAGATGATCAAGGTCGGCTGGGAGATCATCGAGGGCATGATAGACGCTGCCCTGCTGCGGCACAACAACGTCCACGTCGTATTCGAGAAGGGCAACCACGACCCAAGCACCGCGCAGGTCACGTCCCAATTCCTCAAGCGCCTCTACCGTGACAACCCCCGCGTCCATATCGACGACGGCCCGGCGTGGTACCACAAGTTCGTCTTCGGTAAGAACCTCATCGGCGTCACTCACGGCAACAACTGCAAGATCGCCGAGCTGCCCAGCGTTATGGCGGCGACGTGGCCGAAGGAGTGGGGCGACACGACGCACCGCGTCTGGTTCACTGGCCACGTCCATCACAAGTCGGTACAGGAGTTCAGAGGCTGCTCGGTCGAGACGCTGAGTGTGCTGCCGCCGTCCGATGCCTTCGCGGCTCGCTCCGGCTACAAGTCCGAGCGTGCGATGATCGCCCTCGTCCTGCATAAGGAATTCGGTGAGATAGACCGACGCACCGTGCGGCCCGAGATGTTTGTGGTGCCGGGGTGAAAACTGAACCCGAGGAGGCGGCACTCTTCCGCACCGAGTGCCTCCGCTGGCAGCAGGCCTTCGGACTGATCGACTGGATCATCCACATCAAGGTGGAGAAGGCCACGCCTGATCAGCAGCACGAGGCCGAAACCGACCTTGACTGCGAGACCCGCTACGCCACCATAACCTACAACATGGGCGTAGAGGACGCGATGCATCCCAGCGACGTCGCCTACCACGAGATATGCCATCTCCTGCTGGCCGACGTCATCTGGTGCGCGCTGCATGTGCGCGGCAGCGAGCCCGAGAGCGACAAGCAGCTAGGCATCGAAGAGCACAAGGCCATCATGCGGCTACACGCCGCTCGGGGGATCAAGTGATGTGGTTCTTTCTGCTCGATATGCACGACCGACTGTACTGGCATTGCCCAATGTTTTGGTCGCAGAACATCAACGACTTCCTCTTGCGGAGGATCAAGCCGTGACCTGTCGCCACGACTGGGAGGCTCTGCGTGAAGGCAGCGACGCCCTCAAGTGCGCCCTCTGTGGCGCCATCAGCTACGACACCTCGCCCGCCGTACTGATCACCGACAAGCAGGCGTCGCGTCTCGGTCTACAACGCAACAAGTTCGGTCGACTAGAGGAGAGCCAGCCATGGATATTTATATTCTTGTACCACTGATCTGCGTCGCGATGGCGGTGTTGGATTTCTGCTACGGCGAATACACGAAGTCGTGCGCTGATCGAGCAGCCAATCGCGCCAGCTGTTGGGCCGTCGCGCTCTACCTAGTGGGCGTCTTCGTGGTGGTGAATGTAGTCGCGGACTACTGGCTAGCGATCCCGGCCGCCGTTGGCAGCTGGATTGGAACGCAGCTTAGCATCCGGTACGGGAAGTAGCACCGACTTCGGGATGCACATCACGTCTTGGATACTGAGGCGGCCATTGGCAACGATGGCCGCCTTCGCTTGTTCGCACGCCAGCTGGCCGGACATCTCGACCGGGGTGACTGTGCCGTGCATGCCGAAGATCAGAAGGATGTAGATCACGGGTGCCACGACGCCGAGCCAGTGAGGCGATACATCTTCGCGTGACACATCTCGTGCCTCACGGCGTCGTTGTAGAGATGCGGCGTCAGCTCTCGGTCGATCAGGATCGTGCCGTCTCTATGGACGGAGCCCTTCGCGGGCCCCGTCCAGTGACCGCGCAGCTCAATGAAGGGCGGCGTACCCGGCGGCAGCATCGCCTGCAGCGTCGCATGCGAGACGGGTTGAATGTCCACATCGAGGCCGTCCTCGATGTGGCCTAGGCAGACGAGGGGGTATATGTTGCCTGCCTGATCGTAGGCCGTACTCCACTCAATCGGGGTGTCGTTAACGAATGGGCCCTCGATTGTGATCGGAGCGCAGCCCAGTAGCGTGAACGCGCTGACGATGACCACGATGAGGACGGCGTAGGCAATCCACGCCGCCTTCCACCACGGGCTCATTTACTTCAGCAGCAGATGCATCTGGCCGGCGACGATGATCGGATAGCAGCGCGCGATGTCGCGATCCAACTCGACCACCATCTCCGCCGGCACCTCGAACTCCGCGCCCTCGGCGAGGTTGAAGGTCGCCACCGCGAGCTTGTAGCGGGCGGCCGCCTTCGAGGGATCGTAGGGGGCGTGGCCCTGCTGGACCGGCGCCATGCAGACGTTTGAGACCACGTCGGAGATCAGCAGCACGGGGTCATCGGTCTTGGGCTCATAGCCCGGCGGGTTGCTGGAGTTCTGGATCGGGTCGACGCCGTCGAGCTTCTTGAGGGTCGCGTTGGTGATCTTCATGGGGTTCCTTCGGAGGCTAGAGAATGGCTGGGGCGGGAGGTCGCATCCCTCCCTAAGCCGCGAGCGCTACGGTACCCCACATATCCGATGGTAACGCGATCCTGTCGGCTTTGTCTAGCGGGTGACCTTGCCCGTGAAGAAGGGCGGCACAACGAAGGTGACGATGGGGAACAGCAGGAAGTCGTGGTGCAGCAACGTGAACCGCAGCGACTTCTCGGTCGCGCTGCCCCAGCAGATGTAGACCCTCTGGTGACACTCGACGAGCCAGTTCAGGTACTCCTTCTGGCTCTCTTCGAGGGAGTTGTAGCTGGGCGTCCCGACCTTGTTCTCGACGTAGTAGATGTCCTTCAGGTAGGAGCCCTTCACGTCGGGGTGACCGCTCGGCATGAACAGCTCGTAGCGGTCCCACTTTCCAACGAACTTCTTCGACTGGTACTGCCACATCTCCTTCTCGTCCTTGAAGCCGGCCATGTCAGTCCTCATTCAAATAGGGGATCATCTCTGGGCGATCCATCAGTGACTGGATCAAGTCGGCCGTCGTCTTGAAGGCCGCGAGTGGCAGCTCGTCTACGGTACCGGGTGCGACCATGTCAGCGTAGAGGGCCGTGCCACACATTCCCAGTCGATGAATTCGATCCTCGGATTGCCATCTGTGCTCACGGTTAAACGAGTTAGTATAGTAGATGGCCAGCTCGACCGTCTCCTGAAGTCCGTCGATGCCCATGCCCGCGCAAGCAGGGTTCGCGACAAAGTCTGTAGCAACTCCTCGGCGGATGGCTTCGACTGCGGCGTCTCTTGCGTCGTCATCTGTGCCTCCATAGTAGGTAACGGGGTTACGGCCCATCTTGCGCAGCGCCGCCGCGATCTCCTCGATGTCGGCCGTGAAGCGAGACCAGACAATCGTCGGTCGGTCGCGTGCGTTGTCGTCGATGTACTGCGTCAGCGTCGAGATGCGGTTGGACGGGATGGACTTCAGGACAGGCGGCTCTTCGAGCGTCTCGCCGGGGGCGTAAATGCGGCCGCAGAGCAGCTGCTGCAGGCGCGTGAGCTTGGTCATCGCGATCTTCGGGTTCGCTATGCCCATATCTCTCAGGGCCTCCACGGTGCCCTTGTGGAGCACCTTGTAGGCGGCCCGCTGCTCCTTCGTCAGCTCCACCGGGATGGTCTCGTAGCTCTTAGGCGGCAGCCCTAGGACGTCCTTAGGCACGACGAAGGTAACGGGTGCGATCTTGCGGATGAACTCCTCGGTGTTGCGGTAGCCCGCGACCTTGGTCTGCCACGCGGGCGCACGCCAGAAGGCCGGCACCAGCACGCAGTAGCGCGCCTCGAAGGCCTTGTAGTTGCTCATGCCGAGGATCAGGGGGTCGACGAATTCGTACTGCGCCCAGAGGTCTTCGATGCCCTTCGTGATCGGCGTCCCAGTGAGGATGGCTCTACACGTCGCCATCTCCGCGAGGCCCGGAACGTGCTTGCCTCTCTTCCACTCGCCTATGAGTGCCTTCGTGCGCTTAGCCTTGGGGTCCTTGATGCGGGAGCTTTCGTCTTCCACGAGCAAGCAACGGCCGGACTGCATGAAGGCCGTTAGGGCGGCCGCCGCTGCGCCGGTCGTACCCGAGAAAGCCTCTATGGGAAACGTCATCCACCGCAACACCTTCGTGTTAGGATACGCCACGTCGTAGTGCTTCTTCGTCGCGCGCCAGAAGTCCGCCGACCACCGGACCTTGTCGGTGATATGCTCCGGGATCGCTCTATTGACCCACTGGCGGGCCACGCCACGGGGTGAACAGATGACTGCAACGCAGTCGATCTCACCACGCATGAATTTGTCGGCAGCAATGTCGATCACCATCTTAGACTTGCCGGTGCCGGGCGCCGTAGGTGCGAGCGCGAAGTGCTGTAGCTTGCGTGCGACTGTGAAGACCTTCAGCTGATACGGCAGCGGGGTGACTTTGAACGGCCAGTCCCTCTCGTAGTCGCCGGGCTCCTCGCGGTGCAGCCGCTCGATGAAGCGGTGCGCGCGGGCCTGCATGAGCAAGCCGCCGGGGTCATCGAAGAAGGCGCCCGGGAGCCTCTCGAAGAGGTACAGCAGGTTCGAGGTGACCGGCCTCAACGCACCAAACCCCGGAGGAGGCGGCTCCGGGGCTTCCATCAACAAGTCGTTTAGCGCGAGCGGGTCGAGGCCCGCAATCCTAGCCGCATTGGGCTGGACGTCTACGGTGATTGTCATTTCCCTCGCTGTAGAAACGAACGCATGTAGACCTCGCGCGTGGGTGACCCACAGACCGCGTGCCAGTATTGGTACGCGGCCTCGAACACGATGGCTTTCGCCAGCTCGGTCATACGAGCAACCCAAGCTCTTGAGCGAATGCACCTAGCCTGATCTCGGCGTCGGTGAATTTACCATAAGCTTCGTCGATGTTGATCAGCCACGCTCGTCGCGCTAAGGCCCACTCTCTGACGAGGTCTTCGAGGTGCTTGGCGTCGGCGTTGATGATGGACATGGCTCCTCCCTCTTCTGAAATGACGGTATAGCGCATGCGAGGGCCAGCAGCTGCCAGAGGGCCTCCCACGTCAGGCCCTTGTTCATCGCCAGCCCGGCGGATGAAGCTGTTCTGCCTTCAGACAGACGTAGCTCTCGTTGTCGTCTGCATAGACGTAGGCGCGGGTCACGGTGCCGCCCAGTTGGTTGCACCGCAGCGCCAGCTCGCGGTTTCCATCGGACACGTTGCGGCCGCCACTGGGAATAGGGAACAACAGCGCAGCCGCTAGGAGGAGCAACAGTGCTCCAGTAAACCAGCTCACGGCCGCACCACGTTGCGATAGACGACGCGGTCGACAGTCACGGGTGTCGTGCTGCCGTGCTGGAAGACCTGATACTGCTCGCGGTGCTGCTCGGCGTTGTAGAAGGCCGGGCCCGGGGACAGCTCATACTCCGCGTTCGCGGAGCGATGCACCGACGCGACGCCGTTGTCGATGTGGGTGACCATCCGCATCATCGCGAAGGGGTCGGTGCGGTCGGCCTTGGCGTAGAGCCGCGCGGCGTCGAGCATGCGGGCCCGCGAGCGAGCCTTGATCTCGGCCTCGGTGAGGTTCTTCCTAATCGTTTCCATCTGACTTCTCCTTCCGGTTCAGCCACGCCTCAAACTGAGAGGCGACTGTGGTGACTTCGAGCGGCGACGGCGGCGCATGCCACTGAGAGGTATAGGTGATCGCTGCGGTCAAAGCCGCCTTGCGGCGCTCCAGCAGCTCGTAGTCATCCATATCGATCTCGATGTCTTCAAAATCCTTAGCCATCTTCGTGCTCCTATTTCTTGCTGACGTCGCCCCAGTTGTCGCCAACCGAGGCGTCCACCACCGTGGGCACCACCAACTCGATGGCGTGGACCATGATGTCGTTCGTCTGTTTGAGGAGGCGGTCGCCCGCCTCGCCCTGTGGGATGGAGATATTGGCATCGTCGTGGACTACTACAAGGGGGTTGACGCCTGCGTCTCTCATGCCAACGAGGGCGACCTTCATCTGGTCGGCCGCCGAGGGCTGGATCACCCAATTGAGGGCCTTATGCGTCCACATTCGGCGGCCGTCGGCGAACTTGCGGTCGAAGCGCTGGCGGCGCCCAAGGATCGAGGTGACGTAGCCTCTCGTCTCGGCGCGGTACTTCGCAAGCTCCTGCAGTTTCTTGATCCACGGCAGCGACTTGAAGTGGAGGTCCATCAGCGCCTGCGCCTCGTCGCCCGCTACCTCAAGCTCGCGGCCCGAGCGCGTCGTGATGACTTTCGTCGGGAGGCCAAGCTGCCCGGCAATGTTGGCTCCGCCCGCTCCATAGAGGATGGCGAGGTTGATGATCTTGGCTTTGTCGTAGTTTTCGAGGCCCATGAGCTTGGCAGTCTCTTTGTGGAGAGAAAGCCCGGGCGTTTCGCGATAGCGTCCCACCATCGCATCAGCCCCTGCAAGTCCGGCCAAGTACGCAAAGTGCGTCGCAAGGCGCGGCTCTTGGCTGGAGTAGTCGAGCTTCGCCCAGCGCTCGCCTTCCTCCGGGAGGAAGCACTCGCGGATGGGGACGGCGATCTCCGGGACGCGACGCGGGATGTTTTGGAGGTTGGGGTTGCTCGACGCGTAACGTCCCGGGCCGACGCCTTGCGTGCCCTTACCTTCACCTTTGTCTTCATCGCGGCTTCTCCTCAGTGGGTGAAATTCGCCGTGGACCCTGCCGTCGCGGCCAACGTAGTGCTGGAGGCCCATAAGCGTCGTACCAATCGCTTTCTCGTACTGGCGGGCCTCGCGTACCAGCCCCGCCACAGGCGTCCCTAGGGCGTCCAGAAGGCCCACACGCACCGCCGGGACGCCCTTGCTGGTGTACTCGATCTCGACGCCGGAGTTCTCGGCCTGCAGGGCGCGAGCGATGGAGGTAGTGTCGTTCACGCCGATGGCGACGCCGGTCAGTCTCTTGATCTCGTCGATGGCGCCGTCGCGCTTGCCCTTGAAGAGGTTGTGGACGTCATTGAGCTTGTCCATATCGACGCGGACCCCGTTCCACCGCAGATCGAGCGCCACCAGCAGGTTGCCGCTCTCGACCTTCAGGAGGCGCACGAGGTCTTGCTCCTCGATCATCGGCATCAGGTGATAGTAGAGATCGAGTGTGCCGACGACGTCGTCTACGGCGTAGGGCGCGACGTCCCACGCAGGCAGCCGCAGCATGTGGAGGTAGGGGTTCATGATGCCATACTCACGAGCGCGCCCCTTCAGTCCGTCCGTCGACTTGCGGCGCTGGAGGAACTCCCACATGAGCGCGTCGAGGGAGTAGCTGTATCGCTCGCTGTCCAGTAGCGCAGCCATGCCCTGAACATCAATCGGTGCATTCGCCGGGACGATACCATTGCGGCGTAGCCAGCCAAGATCGTAGATGGCGTTGGCGTAAACGAACGTGACGTCGGGCTTGGCTGCCTGATGCTTGAGCCAGCTGAGGGCCTTGACTGGGTCACTGTTTCCTCCGGCGTGATTGAGGCCTACATAGAAGGGCTCGATGCCGCGCTGTGCGATAGAGAAGCCGCAGATGGAGCCCTCGCCCTCGCGCGCCCACGACGAACCGAGGCCGCCGGCTAGGCCGGGATCATCGGTCTCGGTGTCGAGCCCCACGAAGCCGTGCAGCTCGGGGTAGTCGTTAATCGGCTTCCAGTCGGCCGGCGCGATCCTGATCTTGCGCGCCGGCTCCGGGAGATCGAGCGTGAAGTTGCCTACGAGGCCCTTGAGGATCATTTGATATCGCCGCTCTGCACTGCCAGCCAGTAGTCAGCTATGCCCTTGGCCATCGGCGCACAGCGCGGCCCGACATTGAGGCGAGCCATGTGAGACAAAACCATGCACAGCGCCTCCTTCTGGCGAAAGCTGCCGTTCTTCATGACATCCTCGAAGTTGGCTAGCGCGATGTCGTGTGGTGACGGCAGCTCCATGCCCTCTATCCTCATCGTCCGCCCTCCGCCGCCTGTGTGGCACCGGGCCACTCGTCATCCGCGACCTGTTGAGCCATCTTCTCTAGTTGGTCACGAGTGGGGAATGGCATAGTCAATAGTTCACCAAGTGCAGAGGCCTTACTCTTCGGCTCCTCGTCCTTCTCCAGCGTCTTCTTGAAGAGGACGTTGCCCTGAGGATGATATATCACCACGCCCTCGGGCTTCATGAAGCCCGGCGCCGCCGCAGAGCCCCCGTTCTGCAGCTGCGTCATCGCGAAGCGTAGGCCCTTCATCACGCCGTGGTCTTCGAGAGGGCCCTTGTAGAGCGTAGGCACAACACGGCAGGGACCGACGCGGCCCTTATCGTTGTAGTGCGTGCCCCAGCGCTTCGTGTTGAAGAGCGAGAAGTGGCGCTCCGTCTGGGAGTAGTTGCGCTGGATACCCCGCCCCCACCACTCGCCGAAGTGCTGCCCCTCGCCGAGGGCGTCGAACAGCTCGTAGGCATGCTCCCGGACCCACGCCGCGAAGCCGTAGTTGTCCTGCTCCGGCGTCACCCAGCGGGAGCGAGAGCCGGCAAACACAAGGTAGTTGCCAACGGTGGCGACGCGCTCGTCGGCCGCGCCGCTATAAGCTACGCCGCCGGTGTCGTCAGGCATGATCAGCACCTGTGCGTTCGTGCCGTCGAGCTTCTCGGTGATCACGATATCGCGGCTCAGGCGCGCGATCTTGGGGAATTCGATGAAGTCCATCACGCAGGCCTCCGCAAGGTGAAGCTGGTAACGCCATCGTCGGCCTCATCCTCGGCGGCCTGCTCGGCGGCGATGTAGTCCTTACGCTCGTCGTCCGTCATCTCGCGGGCGCCAAGCTCGCGCGCCATGTCGTCGAAGACCTTCTCGGCTTGCGCCGTCTCCTCGGGCGTGGGCAGGCGATTAATGCCGACGCGTGGAACCATGTCGGCGCCGTCTTCCTCAATCACGTAGAACTTCCTGATGCTGACTTCGATCATGACTGCCTCCTCTTCAATTCGTCTGCGGCATCGAAGCCGCTGTTGGGTTCACCGTAGACCTTTATCTCGACCTTCAGGCCGATGTGTCCTAGCTCGGTGCCTAGCGCGGCGGCGGCCTCCATGCCGGGGGTGTCGTTGTCGGCGCAGATGGTGACCGACCGCACATACTCCGGGATCACGACTGCCGGCATGTTGGGTGCCGCCAGCGTCGCTACGCCGAAGGGCATGTGCTCTAGATACAATCCAGCGAGCATGCTCTCCACGCCCTCCGCGATAAGTAGGTGTCGTCCCGGAACACCGTAAGGCACGCCGAAGCCTTTCGAGGCCCCGAGGATCGAGCGGAATTTCTTGCCAGTCTTGTCGCCGATGCGTGCCGTGCCGTCGCCCTGCAGGCTCAGCATCGTCAGGCCAACGCAGCGTGGCGTCTCAGTGAGTGTCGTCATATCGCAGATGACGCCCACGAATGCCTTGCCGCTCGGCCAGACGGGGTCGACGGCCTCACAGAGCGTAGGTAGCTGAGTAGCTGCCAGCGGAAGTCGGCGACCGTCAAGGTAACGCATCGAGGCGCAATCCGAGCCCGGCAGCAGCGGCTCAGCCTCGCTCAGTATCTCCTGCGCCTTCATCATCTGGGTGACGCGGTGCTGCTCGCGGCGCTGGGCCGCGAGGAACTTGCTCTCCTGCGTCACCGGGCCATGGAAGCCGGTCGCGACGCCGCGCTCGCGCAGCGCCTCAGCCACGGAGGCGTTCGTGCAGCCGGTCATGCACTTGAAGTGGAAGCGCTCGCCGTTCGGCCAGATAGCAAGCGAGGGCTTATGCATCCCGCCGTCGGCCTCGTGGACCGGACAGAAGGTGCGCCACTCGCGGCCCATGCGCTGCGGTTGCGCCTGCCACGAGGCCGCAACCTTGCGAGCGAAGTTCTCTGCTGCGTCCATCTAGGCGCCGAAGATCGTTACGATGGCGATGAGCGCGGCAGTGAAGCCGATGCCACAAATGAAGCCGACCCTGAATTCGTTGATCATCGATCTCTCCTGAGAAAAGTAGGGGCCCTGAATATGGTACTCAGGGCCCCAGTTTCAAGGTGGGTATCAACCACACATTTCTCCGCCTCTATATCTCGACGTTAGGCGGTCGTCGGGTGAGGCGGTTAGTTCCCCTCGGGTCCGGTCTAGAAGGGGATGTCGTCGTCAGCAACCGCAGGCACCTTCTGCGCGTAGCGGCCACCCTGATGGTCGCGCTCGTCGCCCCGGTCGTCGTCATCGCTCGGCGTCGCTTCGGCGGTCTCTTCCGGCAGCGCCGGCCGCACTTGGCCCTTCATCACGGCGTCGCGGAACTCGACCGCCGCCGTCAGCCACATCTTGCCATAGGGATTGACGTAGTTGCCTTCGGCGTCGCGGGCCAGCACCGCCTCGCCGGGGTTCGCAACCCAGCCAGACCAGTACTTCATCTGGCCGTCGACTTCGCCCTGCTCACCGCACGTCGTGAGATCGAAGATGCGGGCATAGATGGGCGGGATGTAGGGCCCCTTCGGAGACATCATCATCTCGCGAGCGAGCGAGTTGATTTTCTTCGACTTGCTGAACTGCGTAGAGCCGAGGCCCCACACCATCGGCGTGAAGACGCCTGTCTTGCGGTCGACCGCGAGGACGTAGTAGACGGCCGTCGGCTTCACTTCGTTGCCGTCGGCATCGATCTTCTTGCCGAAGTTGTTCGGCTTCCCGGTCTTTTTGTTGATCGGGAACTTGGCGGCGTTGTAGGCCGTCGGGTCTTGGTAGTGCTGCGCGACGATCTTGCCGCCGTTCGGACGCCACGTCGTATAGTGAACCTCGTAGCGGCAGAGGATCACCGACTGAGACGCACGCAGCCGCTTCGTGAGGTTGTCGGTGATGTCGCCCTCGCGCGCCTCGGGGTTGTAGTTGGGGTCGTTTCGCTTGACGTAGCCGGAGGTGCCCTGCACCAGCGTTAGCCACGGCACGACCATATCTCCGGCGCCAAAATCGTCGGTCTTCTGGCCCATCAGGTAGTCGTGGTCGTCGTCAGCGAGGCCTCCAACGACCAGCGCATTCGGGGCCGACTGCACCGCAGGGACGTTCGCTGAGGTATCCTTGACGGTGTCTTCGTAGTCGACGTCGATGTGTTTCTTGCTCATGGTTAAACCCTCACGATCTTCTGAACGAATTCGTTTTCGTCGATCAGCTCGTAGCGAGCGATGCGCGTGGGCTTGTTGCTGCCATCCACGCCGACGTCTTCCTCGTCCTTGCCGGTCACGAAATAGAAGTTGCCTTCGCCGTCGTCCTCGTAGCGGACGACAATCTCATATGGGAATTCCGGCTGCTTCGGTGTATTCGATTTCTTTGCCATTGCTAACTCCTCGGAGATTTCTTGGTGAGTAGGACGGACGGTATCGCAGTCACGCCGAGCACGTCGAGCGCGACCTCTTTGCCTTCGCGCAGACGCTTGCGTACCTGCGCACACAGCGTCTGGGCGTGGATGCCTTCGGTGATGTCGACCTCTGCGGAGTTGTCGCCGCGCAGCAGACGGTAGGCCTCGCGGGCCTTCTCTTGGTCGCCCTTGTCGTACTTAGCAGTGACGGTGGACTTGATGAAGGGCTGCCACTCGTAGCTCTCGGCGAGCTTGATGGCGGCCTCGCGCTGCTGTCGATGCAGCTCGGCCTCCTGAGGCGTGTCCTTCTCGCCCACCTTCGGCAGCGAGCCGGCGACGTCCAGTTTCTTGATGGCCTTCGCGCCGGAGTTGGACACCGCCTCGGGCTGCTCGAAGCGGTCGAACAGCTCCGGCAGCTGCAGTGTCTCAAGCTCGTGGCGTAGGGCTCTGGTGGCCTCAAGTTCTTTCTTGAGGTAGGCTTCCTGCTGATCTACAGCATCTAGGAAGTCGACGCCCTCGGCGGGCGTATTGAAGACGGGTATCTTATCGATCACTCTGCACCTCGTATTTATTAAGCGCCTAACGGGATGTCTCTGGCGCTATTCCCATGGAAACTCAGATCGAGGGGTCTTGTCAAGCGAGCCCTAGCGACGCTACCATGGTGACTGGCGGGCAGGCGCAGCGTAGGCCTCAGTCGCCAGTGGCACCATGATCACCCCGCCGCCAAATTCCAGAAGGGACACCAATGGCTCGCTCATTCTTCGTGCTCTACCCCGGCATCAAGGCGCCCGCGCAGTTCAAGGCGAACTACTTGCCGGTGCGCCTCACACAGCAGGACATATGGGAGGCCTCGCGGCTTGCACCACCGTCTCTGTTGTTCCGCATTCGCTCTGTCGATGGGACGCCGCTCACGTCCATGACGCCGGCCGACAAGCTCGAAAGCTGTGTCGGCATGGTCGACGCCGCGACGCGCTGGCGCTGCGTGTTCCGCATGGCCTCAATCGCTCTGGCTGGCGTCCGAGACCCCAAGCTAGCAGAAGTCTGCAACAACGCGATGCAGTTCATTTCGACGCAGCACCCGGCGGGTGTCGCGCAGGCCATGCGGCGCAAGATCGCTGAAGACATCATGACGGCGGCAGGTGCCGAGAGCGTGAACGGCTTCGAGCAGCGCGTCGCGCAAGGTATCGCTGCTCTCTCACTCGCCGACAGCGACGTCGAGGCGGCGCATCTTCTCCCATTCACCGCAGCCTTCATGCCATACAGCGAGACAGAGCAGCCGGAAGAGTTCCGGGCGCGTGACGCGACCATCGCTACCATCTCGGGCAGCGTCCTCGTTACTGAGGCGGCGGTACGGCTCGCGGAGCGCATCCCGCAGTGGATGTTCTCCCAGATGCCGGCCCTTCAAGTCGCGTCGCCTCCGCCACGCGGTGGCGTGCGGTCAGACGCAGAGCCTGAAGACGAGGACGACGGACCCGACGGCCTGTAGGTCAGTCGGTCGATCTGCTGCCGCAGCTTCGCGATCTCCAGCTCGGCCTTCGTGAAGACGCCGAAGCGGCGGCACTCGCCCTCCACGTTTGCGTTGTGATGGATGAAGCCGCACAGCCGGCAGACTGGATTGACGCTCACTTCGTCCTCGCTCTCTGGAGATCGTCCTCATCAAGCGTGCGCTGAAACTCGATCCAGTCGTCTGCTTCCTTCTCGGTTGCGAACTTCTCGGACTTCGTGACGAAGCGGCCGTGCCTCACTCGAAAGGCTTGGAACTTCTCCGAGGCCGGGATGCCCTCGTCGAGGAGGAAGTGGTACTTCTCGTATCCGACGTCGAGGTGATGGGACATGGTGTGCTCCTCAAGTTGTTGGTGCGGTACTCAAGCGGGATCGCCGGCCGCGTCTCTTCGTACAGCATCTGCGTGATCAAGTCCTGTGCCTGCGCCTTGAAACGTGCCGGCAGCTTGTCGAATTCCTCCTGATCGCCAGCGATGCGGGCGCGCAGCTGGCGATACGTCATCGAGCCGTCGAAGGGCCACGGGTCGCCCTTCACGCCGGCAATCGCATCCGGGTCAAATTCCGACTGAGGATGCACAGGTGGCACAAACATCAGCCGTCGCATCGATCCATCTCCCGGTGCCGCTCGATGTCTTCGGTCTTCGGCGACACCTTGCGTGGCGTCCCGATGCCGAGGCGGTCGTTGGTCTCCTGCGCGATCCTCGGCGAGTAGCGGGCGTGGTTGGGGCCGCGCGGCCGGCTGCCCACGCGAGCCTTGCCGGTGCGCCTCTGCGCCTCCGGGTCACGCTGCGCCAGCGTGCGGGCGATCACGTCTTCGAGGCTCTCTTCAGACATGCTAGTCTCTCCTCATGTATCTCATGGATGCTATTCGCGGCGGATGCAAGCTCTGTGGCTTCGTCCCACGTCAGGCCATAGCCGTCGTAGCCACAGTCCGTCTCCCAGCCTGTGGCGTCGGGATCGCGTGACACAGTCCAGATGCGGTCGCCCTTGGCGTCGGTCAGCTCCTTATCGTTGAAGGCCTCCCAACTCACGACGTACCATCGCTTTTTCATGACACCCTCACTTCTGCGTCGGTCTCAACCCACGCGATGGCGCCGCACTTGAGCGGCTTCTCTGGGCTGTAGACGAAGGTGGAGGGCCCGAGCACCTCGACGCGCGTGCCGCGCCGGTTCTGCTTATAGTCCTTCGCGGTGAATACCGGCAGGCTCTCGCCCTTGCGATTGCGTGCGAGGTTCTGGCGGTTTACATGGATGACGGTCTTCATCGCAGCACTCCCTTCTGGTGTGCGTGCAGCACCGCCGCCGCGCGGCGGCAATCGCCGAGCGTGACGGAGACCGAACGCGGCTGCTCGTTGTAGAGGTCGCTGTCACCGACCGGGCAGGCAGCCTTCTCGTAGGCCGCGACGAATGGAGCGAGTGCATTCGCTAGCTTCTCATCGACGCGATACGCGACGATCTTCTGTCCGGGTCTCATGCAAGCCTCCCTTTGGTGCGCCGCTTGGTTGCGATGGGCCGCTTGCGCTTCTCGCCGCGCTTGTGGCCTAGGATGTCGCCGTTCATCTTCTGGGCGACGCGGCGTACTGATCTCGTGGTTACTGTGCTCACTTGCAGCTCCTGCAGATAAGGAAGTGGAGGATCGGCCCGCAGGCCGCCATGGCGATACAGATGCCGAGGACTTCAGCTAGCTCGATCATGTCTGCACCCGCAGGACGATCTCGCCCTTCTCGTTGACGTCGCCGCCGGCCGTGAAGCCGGCCTCGCGCATGCCGGGCAGGATGACGTGGGCGGCGTAGCCCGGCGGTACCCGGACGGCGTTGGGGCCCTCGTGGCCGCGACCAGACATGAAGTGGTCGAGCCAGTCGCTGGCGCTCTGGTTCTGCGCCGTGATCAGCAGCGTCGTGACTTGGTCGTCGATCAGGAAGTCGCTCACAGTGTCCACCCTTGGCTGTAGGTTGGTCCGCACGTAGTGCATATTTGGGGGTCGTTGACGAAGTTGCGTCCCATGGCGAGGAGGCACACCAGCATCCCGATCAGGGCGGCCGGGACCAGCACGCCGGTCAGCAGCTGGAAGAGGTAGCCATTGGGGCCGCTCACAGCGACACCGTGAGGCCGTCGACCGTGAGGCCGTCGAGGATGGAGCCCACGTAGCGGGGCTCGACCACGACGCCCTTGCCCCACATCTGGGCGTTCTCGACGTCGATGTTGTCCTGCATCCAGCTGCGAGCGGCCTCAGTCATCGGCGTCAGGACGACGATGGAGCCGTGGTTGTAGAGAGTGAAGTCGTTCATAGAAGTCTCCGGTTGTTATCGCCCGCTCTAGATACGCTCGCCGGGGCCAGAAATCAATAGCCCCGGACGAATTATTTTGTAGGCCCGCTTGGAGCGGCGAGACAAGCACCGCATGAAGCGGTGCTTCCCCGGCAGCTTCAGCTGGGTGTAGCCCAGCGCCTCGATCTCGGCCTTGCGCATGCCCCTAGAGCCAGAGTGGCAGCCCGATAGATGCCGCCTAGGTGCCCCTGATTGGGGTCAGCGTAGGACACGACGGCGTCGAGGTCTGGATACAGACGCTGAAGCTCCTTCACGCCGGCGGATATGGCCTGCGTCAACAGGTTTGGCGGGTGCCCGTCGGGCGCCCACAGGCGGGCCAACTCCCAGACGCGGCCGCCGCCAACGTAGTTGGCGATGTTCTTGTTCGCTGGGATCGACCACACCACGATGGCGTCACCGAAGGCCACGTAGTGGCTCTTCCCGCTCGGCACCGTGTGGGTGTAGTGCTGGGCCCGTATGGTCGCCTTGGCAGCCGCGAGGGCCTCTCCAGCGAGGATGCGGGCGGCCATCAAGCTACCGCGACCTGATTGTTGTAAATAATTTCGGCGGTGCCGACCTTCGCCAGATAGAAGGCGACCTGATCGGGGAACAGCCGCTTGGCGGCGTCTATCAGGCGCCCCAGCGCGAAGGGGCGGTCGCTGTCGATGGCGAGCTGGTAGCCCTGCATGTTCTCGCTGTAGGTGCGGCCGACGTCGCGCCACACACCGTGGCGGATGCCGAGGTCAGTATAGCCGCCGACCTCGTCGAGGGCGATCTGCTCCCACTCGTGCAGATTGTGGGAGTACTCCGTCAGGCCGTCGTTCGACATGATGGGCAGAGCGATCTGGTAGACGATCATGTGGCGCTCCTAGCGGGCGTGACGGGGATAGGGCTTGTCCATGCCCTCGCGGGGCTCAACCGGAGCGCTGCAGCGCGTGGTCTCGGTGATGCTGATCGGCATCTTGAAGAACCGCTTGTAGGCGCGCTTCAGCTGCGCGGCGGCGGAGAAGATGTCCTTGGCGCGGACGACCTCGAAGCCGTTATCGTAGTCGACGCGGAATGTGCGTTCCATGGGGTGCTCCTGTTGGCGAGACCTAGAGATACGCCCTCTGGGCCCCAATTTCAAGCCCTCACCGCGATTTATTTTCGCGTAAGGTAGCAGACGCCCATAATTGGCCGTAGAGGCCGGTCGCCCCTCTCTTGGCGGTGACCGGCCCCGTGCTGAGCGTTTTGCTCTAGGCGGGCAAATGCGCGGCTCTGGGCGGCCATCAGGGCGGCGTCGCTCTCCTCCGTCGCCTTCGGCGGCCGGTTGTAGCGGGTGGCGTACTGCTCCAGCGTCACAGCGACCTCCGCGAGCAGCCGATAGTCCTCCAGCTTCTCCGGCGTCAGCCGGAGCTTCAGCCAATCGAATTCCTCGCGGTCGAGCCCGAGGTAGCGCGCCAGCGTGCGGTCGTTCATTTCGGTACGCATAACTATTTCCTTTTGTTGGCTTCGATCAATTGCTTGACCAGCTCGGGATTGAGTGGGCACTTCTCGTGGCCACTCCCATAGAGATTGAGCCCAGCCGCGCCGCAGCGCATGCAATAATAGCCCTGAGCCCACGATCCGTCGGGACGTTTGTGTTCTGCTGGCATGCATTTCTCCTACATATAATAGTCAGGTAACTTGTCGGCGTAGTCCGCCTTCGTGCGCCAGCTGCCGAGGCACTTTAGGCACGTCACCTCCGAGTAGTCGCTCGGGGTGTAGCGTCCGCCGGAGAATGCCGAGTGATTGCACTTACGCTGCCTCACCCGCCACTGGCTCCGGTCGACCGGCTTGCAGCGGCAGGGGACGTTGGCGCTCACGAGCGCCCTTCCAGTGGCCCCTCGTTGGGGTAGAGATCAGGGTCCGCGCCGGGGACATCCCAACCGAACATCGATCCAACCAGCATCGCTTCGCGCTGGGCGTGGCTCACGCCGTGGCGTTCATTCCAGCCGTCGGCAGTCTTGGCCGTCCAGCTAGGCATCGGGTAGTAGCCCTTGTCGCCTCGATCCACGAGACCGACGAGGTTCTGTCCGGGCACCATCACGGCGGCCCGCATCGGGAGCTTGTCGTTCATGACACTTTCCTTCCTTTTGCCGACATACGGTTCCAGTCGGCGGTTGCGATCTTGGCGTAGCCCTCGGCGTCTCTGATCTCGGTCCACTTGCGGCCCGGGATCACCCACACGTAGCGGGTTCCGAAGGCGGGCTGGCCGGCGCCAGTCATGGTCTTAGGAATGGTCACCTCCCAGCGCTCGGCGTTATCCCACTTGATGCAGTCCGGTCGCTGGGCGACCATCCGCTTCCACGGCGTAGTCCAGCGAGGCTTGGGGCCCTCTCTGGAGCCCCGGAGGAAGTCGGGGATAGTCAGGTCATCCATTGATCATCTCCTCCATGCGGGCCACCTGAGCCTCGTATTCAGGCATCACAGTTTTGTCGAACCAGCGCTCGAAGCGTGGGCTGGCGACGCTCTTCTCCGGCGTGCCGGTGAGGCCGACCTTGTGCATCAGCCGCACGAAGCGGGGGCCGTGACCTACGGCGCTGTCGAAGGCGGTGTGGACCATCTCATGCACCAGCGTCGAGGCCAGCGTGAGGCGGCCCTTGGGACCGCCGTAGAAGTCTTCTAGGTCATTGGTGATAGCCAGCAAGAACGGCGCATGGACCGGGACAGTGGCCGCCTCCAGAATCGCTAGCACGCGCTTCGAGGGGCGCGTCATGTCAGAGGGGGCCGGCATGTACTGGGTCTGGGCATCGACGCGATCCTCGGCGCTGACCTTGCCGACCAGCCCGATCTGGATCGGCACCGGCGGGAGGTCAACCCCCGCCGGCTCGAAGAGGTCACGACGCGCCGCGTTGGCGATGGCGTCGATCAGGATGTGTGGATAGAGCTGCATGATCTACTCCGGGTCCATCTGTTCACGAGCCGCCGGCAGGCGGGAGTACTGCGCGGGCGCGTTGCGCACCGCCCGCGCCTCGATGTCGGCCTGCTCGCGGGCCTCAAACTCCGCCTCGACGCCTGCGTTGCCGCGGGCGAGGAGCATCTGGGCAGCTACGAAAGAGAGCATCATCTCGGGTCACTCCGTTGTTGGAGCCCTCTTATACTCCCATCACGCGGGAGATTGCAATAGGGCTGGCCACTTTTTTATAGGCCGGCACGACCACCTGCTCGACCCACTGCGCGAAGTCTGACCCCGGGAAGGAAGACGTCGGGGGACCAATGAGGCCGGCGCGGCGCGCGCGGTCAACGAAGGCTCCCACATGGCCATAGTAGGCCGGCAGGGTGGTGTGGATCAGCTCGTGCGCCAGCACGGCAGCTGCCCACGCGTACTCATCGAATGGACCCACGCCTGTCATCAGTGCCGCCATCATGTTGTAGCTAGGGCTCAGCTGCTTGGCGTACAGGATCACATGGTTGGGGGCGGCCACCTCGTCCTGATCGAAGTTGGTGATGCCCATCGCGACGCCCTCGGGGCCGGCGGGGTACTCGGCGACGTCTTCTGGGGTGTAGCCCCAGCTGTCCTCCCATGTGAGGTGCTCCTTCACGACGACAGGCACCTTTGGGAACTCGATGCCGAGAACCTTCTCCAGCCGGGCGCGGATCAGCGGCGTAGCGACGTCTGCAAATGTCTGGTCGATCATCGTAGTCTCCGTTGGTTTAGTGGTTCGCGAAGCGGTAGCCGAAGTTGGCAGGGGCGTCGAGCGTGGCCGCGTCGCGGTCCAGCTGCTCGACCATGTGCTGGGCGTACCAGCCCTGCCAGTTCTCGTCGGGGTGGCCGAGTGTGGCCTCGTAGGTGTGGTGGGCCTCTGCGGCTTCTCTGAGCAGCAGCTCCATGTATTCCTTGGTCATGACAATCTCCTGTTGGGTGGGGTGGAAGTGAGGGCCTAGAGGGCCCTCACCATCGGTATCACGGTGTCGCTCTGCTTGCTGCAGGGCTCCGGCTGGGCGATGCGCGCCTGCGCCGTCAGGTAGCCGTAGAGGAACTGGCGGGGGTCTGCCGGCTGCTCGCCGTACTCCAGCCAGTACTCCAGCCGGCCGAGATTGAACATCTTGAGGACCGCGCTGGCCCTCAGGAAGGCGTCCTGCGTCACCGGGCGGGCGGAGGTCGTCCACCACCGAGCCAGATGCTGCTGCATGATCTCGTCGACGCGGCGCTCGCCGGCCGGGTCGAATGCGCACTGCCCCTGAACGTGGCAGAAGTCGTGCCACGCCGCGAAGGCGTGGGTCGTCCATGCGTCGGCGAAGATGGAGGTGCGGGCATTGAAGCCCTCACCGACGCACATCCGGCCGTGGCTCTTGAAGTAGTCGGTGCAGGCCTCCAGCGAGCCGGGGGCCGCATCGTCGTGCGCCGTATCGAAGCCGGCGGGCATGATCGCCGAGACGATCTCCTTGGTCGCCTTGGCGAGAGTGTTGTCGACGTGAGGGTAGGACATCCGGGAACTCCGGTGTGGGGTGGAACTCTACGCGGTGGAGAACTCTACTTAAACCCTCTGGGTGGGGATTGCAATACCCCCCACCCGATTTATTTTCAGGCGTCGACGTCCTCCATCCGCTGCCAGTTGCCGACCCGGATCACGCGGCCGTTGTGGTAGCGCTCCTCGGTGTGGCTGCGCAGCCACACGTCACGGGTGAAGGGCACGACCATGCGAGGATCGCTCGCATAGGCCTGATAGTTGCCCTCCAGATAGGTGGCTAGGGTGAGGTCGCTCATCACTGCATCTCCTCTCGGATCAGCTCCTGCGCCCTCCGCAGGAAGCTCATGGCGTCATCCACGGCGATGGCCGCCTCGATGCTGTCGTCGTCGTGCATCGCCTGCTCGATGGCGGTCTGGGCCTGCTTCATCAGGCGCTCGACCGGCGAGGCCGGCATCGGGTCCCGGTCGAGGGCGGGGGCACCCAGCACGCGCTCGGCGACGCCGGGGTTGCCGCGTGCCATCAGGTTCATATCGCGATTGAATACAGACATGGTGAACTCCTAGTTGTTGGTGGCGAGGACCCCTTGTACTCCCGTTCGCCGGGCCGCACAAGGGGTCTGGGAGATTTATTTTGCGGCCTTCGGTGGCTTGCCCTCGATGGCTTCGAGGATGACCACCTGCTCGCCGCCCGTCTGGGCCGCCAGCTTCTGCGCGAGGTCAGTGCGGCTGGTCCAGCCGGCGTTCTCATAGCGGTCCCAGCGGCCGCTGGCCTCGTACTCCTCCGCCACCTTGAGGGCGTGCGCCTTCGCCTTCGCGATGGCGGCGTCGCGGCCGGGGCCGTAGCCGTCAGGCTTGACGAGGTACTTGACGGCGAAGTCCTGCCAGCTCTTGAGGGCCTCCGGTCCGCGCCACTGCTCGCGCTTCGGGAAGATGCCCTTGCTCTCGTCGACCGTGCGGTCGTAGCTCTCGCCGGCCCGCTTGCCTTCGGCCTCGACGCGGGCGAAGTAGCGGTCGACCTGTGTACGACCGACGCGGACGACCACGGTCGCGACGTAGGTACGGTTCTGGCTCTTGCGGATGTGGACGACGCCCTGAGGGTCGACTGCGTAGAATGACTTGGCCATGGTGGCGATCTCCGGCTGGTGAGCCTTTAATATGCGCCCGAAGCTAGGGGATTGCAACCCCCTAGCGCGATTTATTTTGCCCTCTTGAAGGCCGCCAGCCGGGCCGCAACGAAGTGCCTCCGGCCGGTGGCGTCGTCGAAGTGGTGGTTCCGGCTGAGAGACCGGAACATCTCGAACTCGATCCGAAGCCGGATCGCATCGAAGAAGGCGAGGGGAAAATCAAACATGACCTCTACTTACTCCCTCTTGGCGGGGTCGTCAACACCCTAGCGCGATTTATTTTCAAAGGCCTGCACATCCACGTCGCTGTCGTTGAACACGAACGGCACGAAGGGGTCCTGATCGGTGCCTCGCGCGAACACCACCGTGTCGCCGGGCGCGACGTCGCCGGGCACGCGGCGGTCCCAGTGGCGGTGCGTGAAGTCGGGGCGGCCCCACACGCGCACCGCTGACCAGAACTCCTCGCCCCTGAAGCCCACGAAGTGGGTGCAGGGCCTGAAGCCGTTGAAGCCCTCGCAGAAGTCCTCCCACGTCCCCTCGGTGCCGTCGCGGTTGTCGAACATCCAGCGGAAGTCGGTCACGGGGCGGTCCATGTCCGCGAAGTTGCGGGCGCAGCGCTGCCCGAACTCGAAGGCAGTCACGGGGTCGGGATAAAGCTGTCTGTCGGGTATCTTCATGACTTGCCTCCAGCAGTGAGCCCAACCATATACGCCTCTCGCAGCCGCTTGACAAGCCCCATCGCGCGGCCTTACCCCAGTATATGGGAGTAATGGACAGATGGATGGACGCAACCGGAATAACCTCACTGTGGGGCAGCGCAGCGCCGCCGCACGCAAGCAACGGAGGAAGCGGAAGGCAGGCGACGCCAAGCGCGGTCAGCGCAGCCGCCTAGAGGCCGCCAAGAACGTCCTGAGGCGTACAGGCGTCGAGGTCTACAATGCAGGCATCGACGACCCCCGGCTGAAGGGCTTCATCCGCGTCGGCGTGCGCAAGCACACAGAGGCGGAGGTGCTTAAGATGGCGGCCGACGTGCTCCATCATGAAGCCACTAGGCAAAAGGAGTTGCGCGCACTATATGGGCTTCCTGCGAAGAGGAGTAAGTGATGCCACTCACCACAGATGAGCAAGTCCGCGAAGACCTCAAGACGCTGCGAGTAGTACGCGCCGTTGATCGAGGCTGCGGTGTCTTCGACCGCGCACTGCAGCGCGTGATGACCTACGTCAGCGAGAGGCTGCCGAAGAAGATGAAGCGACAGCACCGTGTCTACTGGCAGAGGCCGGGCGACGGCATGGGCTCAGTTGAATATGTCGAGGCGCGGCTCGTCGGTGGCTTCGTCGAGGCGCGGCTGGCCGAGGGCGTAACCGGCATCCAGATCGGCGGCGTGATGGAGGTCCCCGATGACGACTGATCAACTAGTGGTTGCGACCGAGATGCCGCCGCTGCCGGAGCCCGAGAAGCCGACCATAGCGGCCGCAGTCGTGGCCCTTATGATTAAAAAGGGTGGCACGTTGCGGCTGAACAAAAGTGAGCTGGCGGAGATGCGAGACTACGTGCTGACGCTGGCCGACAGCCCCAACAACCCAAACGTGCTGCACATCGGTGCCATCACGCGGGAGGAGATGCGAGAGAAGATCATCCGAGAGGTGATCGCTAGGGGACTACAAGGTGAAGCCCAATGAACCAGAACAATAACATCGTGGAAGAGCACCCCGAGTACTTCATCGCGCTCTGTGCGGCGCTGATGCGTCGCCTAGGCACCGAGAAGGTAACGATAACGCTGGCAGAGATGGAGGAAGCCAGCGCATACGGCATCGGTCTGCACACTCACGCCGACATGCAGAAGATGGACATCACGCTACTCACCAACCCCGAGGCCGCCTCGCGCGCAACCTCAGGTCTCGACTATACTTTCAATGCCAAGCCCGGCAAAACCCAGCTGAACTAGGAGTACATCATGCCCAAGCTCACCAAGGAACAGGAAAACGTAGTCCAAGGCATACTCAAAGAGATGGCCGAGAAGGGAGTGGTGCCGATGTTCGATAACGACAAGGTCGCGGCGGCCGCCGACTACGTCTCAGAAGACGGCAGCCGTCTGGGCCGGGTGATCGACATCTTCCAAAACAACCCCGACCTCACGGCCTATCTGTTGGCATGGATGATCGTCAAGGCCGGTGGCGAGGTGACGTTCACCCACGACGAGCTGAAATCCATCAACGACTGCACGATGGCGATGGTGGGTGACCCATACGGCGACAGCCAAGAATTCTCCGTCGTCGTCAAGAAGCCCGGCGAAGCCATACCGGCCATCGACGGCACGTCTATGGTGCAGAAGTGAAGTTCTATCTCGCTGGCCCCATGCGTGGCATCCCGGAATTCAACTTTCCGGCGTTCCACGCGGCGGCGGCCAAGCTGAGGGCCGAAGGCCACGAGGTCTTCAATCCCGCAGAGAAGGACATCGAGCGCCACGGCACCGACATCTCGAAGGGCAACGCGACAGGTGACGAGGCCCAGAGCGCTAAGGAGCACGGCTTCAATCTTCGTGTGGCGCTAGGTCAAGACCTCGCCTATATCTGTGCGGAGGCGGAGTGCATTGCTCTGCTGCCGGGCTGGGAAAACAGCAAGGGCGCCCGAGCCGAATTAGCGACCGCCAACGCCCTCGGACTTGTGGTGAGGTACATGTGAGCAAGACCATGAAAGTCGACGACGACATCATCATCTACAAGATCAAGGGCGAGCCCTCTGCAGTCAGCGAAAGCCAGCGGCGCAAAGAGACACCGATGTGCGAGGGCGTCCTCGACTACTTCCCCGACGCTATCGCGGCGGTGGCGCGCGTGAGCTACAAGGGCAACGCGAAACACAACGGCGTAGGCACGCCGCTGCAGTGGACGCGAGGCAAGAGCAACGACCACGCCAACTGCGTCGTGCGTCACATGGCCACTCGCAACGAGATCGACCCGGAAGACGGCGAGACGCATCTCGCTCACGCGGCGTGGCGCATCCTCGCGTTGTGTCAGATCGACGAAGAGAAGAGGAAAGGCAAATGACCGACATCACCTTCAACGGCAAGGTGCGGCGCACCAACCTCTATCGCTTCAGGCGCCAAGGCGCCCTCGGTGAGGAGTTCATCGCGGCACGAGACCTCGCTACGGCGTCGGCGCTGCTGCATGAGCTTGGCATCGACGTCGATCAGCTGGAACGCCTCGGCACGCTAGTGACACCACTCAGGACAGACGTGGAGTAGACATGGGACAAGCAAAGCAACGCATGGTGACCAACGGCACCCGTGGCACAGAGCCCACGAAGCTCATCGACGCCCCGAGCCCCGACGTCACATACGCACCAGCCACCAACGTAGCGTGGCCGCAGTGGGTCATCAACGAGATGTCCAACGCGATCTACAAGGCGCGCTGGGAGGGTGACAAGGACGCCGTACACTTCGCTGCACTCAGCGACGAGGCGCGAGCCCCCTACGTCACCATGTGTCGTGCCGCCCTCGGCTGGATCGAGCAGCAGGGCTGGGTAAAGCTCGGTAAATAGGAGGCTACGATGGCAAAAGTTACAACGTCGCATTACATCATCACCGGCTTAACGCTGCAGGAGTTCCAGCTGATAACTCGCGTGCTCGGCGAGAAGAGTGGCCTTGAGGCTAAAAACATCAGTGGCATATCACCAGAGCAGTTCTCTAAGCTCTATGCGACGCTGAAGAAAGCCGGCGGAGGCTTCTAATGAGAGCCCTAGGCGACGCTCTGCTGTGGATTGCTAAGGTACTCGCTGTAGGCTTCGGTGGCGCCGCTGTCTGCCTGATGATCCTGCCGTGGCTGTGGTGGGCGCTCGTCTGGTTCTTCAAGTTCTTCGACAACTACTTCGCATTCGTTCACACACTGACTACAGGAGGCTAAGATGGAACGCGACGACTACGATCTGCTGTCCGCATTGGTGGCCGTACTGCTTCAGCGGAGCCGCACAGACGGCGAGCTGCCGCACGTCACCGTAACCGAAGACGAGCTTGTGGAAGTCACTCGTGGCTACGTCCTCGGCGTCTACTTCAGCGGCGACTGTGGTGAACACGAAGTCACTGTCTCGCTGCTGCCTGAGGAGGATTGCGATGACGAAGGAGAGTGCCGTGACTGCTAAGAAGCCCGTCCCCTACACCACCACGATCATCTCCAATGTAGTGCAGGAGATCATCAACGAGCGCACGCGACAGGCAACCGAAGAGAAGTTCACGCCCTCATTCGATGATGACGTGAATGACGACCGCGAGCTTGCTGCGGCCGCCGCAACCTACGCCTTCGGCGCCAACTACAACGACTACTCCCGTGGCTTCGCGCTCAATCAGGATCACAGCGGCCGCACCTCTCGCGTCTATGAGATGTGGCCTAGCTCGTGGGACTTCGCTCAATACAAGCCCACGACGGCGCGACGTGACCTCGTGAAGTCGGCGGCACTCTGCATCGCGGAGATCGAGCGGCTGGATCGAGCAGAGATCAGAGCCAAGCGGGAAGCGCAGGACGTAGAAGATGCGGCCGCGCGCGAGGAGGCCGAATATGGCTCGTGCAAAGGCTAAGTCGGCACCTCAGCCGAAGCCGCTCGACGCACAGTCAGCAATCAACTCTGTGGTGCTCGCGCTCGTGCGAGCACACGGTGGCACACTCAAGTACCCACGAGAGATGCTGGCGCAGGGTGAATTCACACTGGACGTAACCCTCACGCCGTCCGACGTAGTTATAACGGAGCGCAAGCCATGACTGATAGAGACAACGACAGAGACTGCGGCATAGATATGCCGCCGTGGCTACGCGGCATGATCGTCGGCTCTAGCATCGGCGTGATCGTTGGGGCGGCCTCACTGTTCGTACTAATATTCGTGGTGATGCTGTGACACTAGAGGAGTGTCTGCGCAACATCAGAGAGATGTGTGAGCGGGACAAAATCAAGATCAGAATAGACGAGGACAGCATGAACACACGCTCAGACTACAATCCGCTCTCGGTCGACGCCTACACGACCGAGCTTGAGGACGCACTCAACTCCTACGATGCGGCACTGCTCGCGCTCGTTGTGACATCGGGCAGCCAAGAGACAGTCGGCCTCTACAAGCGCCTCTGTGAGGAGCACAAGCACGCACGCAGCCGCGCCATCAAGGGCGCAAGGCAGCGCATGGGGTGGAAAGATGAGTAGACGCATGCATGAGCTGATGGACGTCGAGCCCGGCCGCGTGATGTTCTATCAGCGAGCACAAGACGATGTGCGAGGCACCCCTGTGATGTACCGCCGAGACAAGCTGGAGGATGCGCTGTGGCCTCACCCTGATCGCCCGTACCGCATCTACATAGAGATGATTGATGAGGAGAACAACGATGGCAAAGCGAATTCCTAAGCAGGAGCCCGAGATAGACCCAAAGTGGGCGCTTGAACAGCAAGCCGCGCTGCATCGTGAAGTGGTGACGCGGCTGATCGAGGAGCTGCATCAGCTGGAGCGCATCGTCGCCTGCTACCGGCGTGACGCCGAGCTGCGCATGATCGAGCGCATAGAGAGCGGCGAGTGAGAGACACCACCCGCAAGAGCCTCGAAGAGATCAAGTGGGGTCGCAGCGTCGCGCGCTCAAAGTACGCCAACAAGAAGCTGGAGCAGATGGCTTACGCAGCAGAGTGGCGTGAGCCGTTCGCTTGGGTTGTCGCTCATTGGAGGGATACCGATGATCAAGGAAGCTATTAGGCGCTGGCTGGGGCTCGATCACCACACAGGCTACTGTCGTGCCAGCGATCAGCTCAACACCATCTGGGCGCCACTTATTCAAGACGTCAGGGGCACTGGGCTGCGGCATGATCTGGAGCTTGGTCGCCTAGAGCGGCGCATCGCTGCGCTGGAGAACGCTCGCTACAAGGACATCCCATGACCTCGCACAAGAAGCTGCCGGATATCGTCGAGCGGCTGGAGCCGTGCCCGTTTTGCGGTGGTGCAAACATCGTGGAGGGCGCAGACACAGCCACCGAATGGTATGTCGCTTGCGATGATTGTCAGGGCCAAGTTCTCGCTCCAACGCAAGCTGCATCCATCGCCGCTTGGAACCTCCGCGCCCAGCGCAGCGACGAAGCACGCCCATCCTGGGGCGAGGCGATAGAGGCGGCGGCAAGCGCGTCGATGAAATATGCGGTGGTCAATCCGCAGTCGGTTGAGCCTTGGGACAAAGGATATCGAGCCGCTGCCGCTGCAATCACGAGAGACATCCGCGCTCTCACACGCCCATCCGCGCGTTGCCGTTACCCCGCGTGTCGTGGCGAGTGCGACTGTGATCCTAACGATGCCCCAGCACGCCCATCCGCGCCAGCAGAGGACGGTGAGGGAGTGAGGGAAGCGCTGCGGAACCTAATAGCGCTCGCGAAACCTCACTTCTCGGACCCATCGCAAATGCTGGCGTTGGAATTAGCTGAGGCCGCCCTCTCCCCTTTACACGAAGGTAAGAAGCCGTGATCGCGCCAGTGGGCTGCCCACACTGCGGTGGCCGCTACTATGAGGTGCTGCACACCGGGATACGCAGTCAGGTGATCTGCCTCGGCTGCAATGCGCGTGGCCCTACCTCGCAGCAAGGCGACGAGGGCGCCCTACTCGCGTGGATGCAACGTGATCAAGCCCAGAAGGATTAGGGCTGGCCACTGCGCCAGCGACGCGGTGGCGTGCTTCTTCAACATACACCCCTCGCGTGTGCCTCACTTCATCGATAAGGGCCGATGTGGCTGGGAGGCTGCGATGGCGGCCTTCTTCAGGCGCCGGGGATACAAGCTCACACGCGAGCGCTTCACTCGACATCGCGGGAGCACCTACCTAGCCTATGGCACGCACGCGGTGGGCACCGCCCACATGGCGCTCTATCGTGACGGCGCCCTCTACTACGATCCCGCAGGCAGACCAAAGCACGCATTCAAGGGTGACCCGATGTATCTCTATATACCATCCCTTGTGCGCAAGCCTCGACGGATCAAGCGCTAGTTGACCGCCGCTCGGCAGCGACGCTACCATGGTCTGATGGCACACGACTTCGACGAAGACTTCGAGACCGATAGCATGCGCTACAAGGCCAGCGAGCGCATCGCCTACGCCATCGTCAACACGCGCTGCATCGGCGGCAGCCCGATCTACGGCACGACGCCTGATCGATGCTGGGATGGCATGCGACGCCACCAGATAGCTTACGTGATGCACCTAGCCAAGCGGATGGCGCGCGTCTGCACGCCCTATTGGCCATGCAGTGATCTCAAGAGGAGCCGATAGATGGCTGAGCTAGACCAGATCGAGCGCCCAGAAGACATATTCGAGGATGACTACGAGGCCCTCAAGTCTCACCTAGTGAGTGCGATACAGCGCTCGATAGGCGACCCACTCATGACGCTGAGCGACGAGCAAGACAAGCTGCTCATCAGGCTCGCGTTCAACGACGACTACGCACTGAGCAAGCTGGAGATGCACGTCCGCGACGCCATCAGGCTGCGTGGAGACGGAGAGCCTACTGCGCGGCGCTTCAACCTAATGTTGTACCGCAAGAAGGCCAAGCAGATACGCACTCAGCTAGCTGAGCAGACCGCCATCAGCGCACGCATCAAGCTACGCAACAAGATGGATGACGACCCCAGTGTGCCACACAGTGAGGTCGCTGAGCACGAGAGGGCCGCAGGAGGCAAGCAGGAGCTAGCGGCAAAGCTCGCGTCGAATGCTACGCATCTCAAGTCGCTCGGTATACTGGAGGCGCGGCGCAAGGGACGCATCTGGAAGGACACATTTCATAATAACTATCTCACTGATTGGGGTGGCCGTGAGGATGACAGAGTGATAGCTGTCAGGCCGGTCGACGACACGTTCCTACTCAACGTATACGAGTGGCTGCTCATGTCGGACATAAGGCTATCCACCGGGCTCTCACGCACAGAGACAGAGGCAGCGATACACAACTTCGCTAATCAGGACGAACGCAACGAGCCACAGGAGTGGCTGAGGGGCCTTGAGTGGGACGGCAAGCTGCGCCTAGCGACGTGGCTGATGACGGTCTATGGCGTAGAGGATGACGACGCAGGATACCACCGCGCCGTGGGCCGCAATTGGATTGTGAGCATGGTTGCGCGCATCATGAGCCCCGGCTGCAAGTGCGATACGATGCCTGTTCTGCTGGGCCCTCAGGGCAACTACAAGTCCACCTCGCTGAGCATCCTAGGTGGCAAGTGGTACGCCACCATCAACACGAGCGCCGACAAGATGCAGGACTTCCTGATGTCGCTGAGAGGCCTCATGGTGGCCGAGATCGCTGAGCTAGACGCCATCAAGGGGACAGCCAAGACGCGCGTCAAGGCGCTGCTGAGCACAGCTGAGGATGTCTACAGGCCACCCTACGGCCGCACGGTCGCCACGTTCAAACGCACCGCAGTGATGTGTGGCTCGACCAACGACAGCAAGTGGCACGGCGACGAGAGCGGCGGCCGCAGGTTCTGGTCCATCGTCACGCAAGGCAAGTGCGACACCGAGTGGCTGAGGGAGAACAGAGACCAGCTATTCGCTGAGGCGATGGTGCTGTTCCAGAGGGGCGAGAGATGGGATGTCGTGCCTGAGGAGGAAGCCAACCGGCGCGTGATGGAGCACCTGACAGCAGACCCATGGGACGACCGCATCCAGTCATGGATCGAGGCCAGCGAGCTGTGGACTGGGGCGCCGACGTGCGACGCCCCGAAGGTGTTTGGTGACCCCAGCGAGCTTGAATTGCATAAGCACTGGGGGACGGTGATTACTACATCTCGTATCTTGGAGGAGTGCCTCAAGCTGCCAATTGAGCGGCACGACAAGAGGGTGGCCAACCGTGTGGCCACCATCATGCGTAACATGGGCTTCGAGCAGCAGCCAGTTCGTGCATCCAAGGTGAAGCTAGTTAGGTGCTGGGTTGTTACGGATGTCGCTGAGTGCTCAAGTGACCAAAAGCTGTTGCCATTCAAAGGCTTAGATGCCTAAAAGGTCTGTTACGCATCTATTTTGTTACACATCGATGCGTAACAAATGGGTTCAAGCGGGCGTGCATTTAAGGGCTCTGTTACGCATGTTACGCATCTTCAACCTATCATTATGTGAGGACAGAGCACACGCTAGCACTACGCCTGCACAGCGCAGCACCCTACACCGCGCGCCGCGCCTCCAGACCTCAGATGCGTAACGCGTAACATGCGTAACAGCTGCATCGCCACTGCGATAAGTCCACCCTTTTGCACGAGGAATGCCATGACACAAGATGTAGTAATGACCATCAGCGAGCTAGGGCATCTGCGCCGGCAGCTACGGCAGTCCATCGAGCAGGTAGCGGCGAGGCTGGGTGAGCTGCACCCCGAGGCGCGCGACAGTGCTGAGATACAGCAGGCACTGTGGCATCTGAGTGCGGCGCGCGTGGCTATCGAGACCTACTGGGATAGCGCCTACATCACTGAGGGTGCGCGCCCACCACGTTCTTGAAACCGGAGTATCAAGAACAAATGAATGATCATTCATGTGTGATCACTGTTAATGTGCAGCCCGCACGCAGCTTAACGCTGGTCAGTTGAGAGCGATTGTCAACTGAACGCTGGTAGGTGACGACCGGCGCCCGGCCATCCCCTTTCGCGAGAAAGTCGAGCGGGTCCCATATCGACACCTCCCCCTACCGCCCGCGTCTCCAAAATAATACGCGAAAAATTCACCCGCACGGGTTGACACTTGGACCCGATGAGAGCATATACATTCCTGTCGGTCGGCGCAGTCGCTGACACGATGCGCGGCGGGATCGTTCCCCGCCTCTCTGGACCTCTAGCCTGTCAGGGTGATGTGGGAGGGGATGCCGATGGCGGGCGTAGCCGACCGATGCTGAATTCGAGATAGGCTTCCTACATGCGACCGTTCTAGGCCAACGCCATCTCACGTCGAGATGGATCGGGCCATATCGAAGAAGGACCCCCGAGGCTTGGCCGCCGAAGGCGGACTTCCAAGGTGCAAATCCTCCACGCGAGAGGGTCGATGAGGGAAGCCTACTACTTTAGAGCTTGACACCGCGGGGCCCAGCCCCCATGTAGCTGAAGACCGGCCGCGCCCCGGGACCGAGAGTGGACACACCCGATGACGGTAGAAGCCACGAAGCTCTCGGTCCCTCCTAACTAGGAGACCGCAATGTACGACTACATCAGAGATCGCGCCGCCATCTTCACCGAGGATGGTCAGGTGATGTTCCTCAAGATCAGGGACAACGCCAAGTCCATGCTGAAGACCTCTGGGGCAGTGATGGCTGCCAACTTGCTGAATGGCGTGACTGGCGACAGCTGGACGATGCTCGCCTGCATCGACCGCCTCGTCGAGCTGAAAGAGTTGGTCGAGGTGACCAAGGGCGGCGTCGCGGCCCAGCATCGCGTATTCGTCGGACCATGGTCGTGACCCCCGCAGTCGCCTACTACCGCACCAGCTCGGCCACCAACGTCGGTGGCGACAGCATGGGGCGACAGAAGGAAGCCGTCTGGGCTTATGCTGGTGCCCCCGGCGCTGATTACTCTATCGAGTGCAGCTTCTACGACGCCGCCGTCTCTGGCGCGGACCCGGTCGACACGCGACCAGATTTCGCGAAGATGCTGGAGTACGTCGAAGCCCACGGCGTCAAGGTCATCCTCGTCGAGAATGCCTCCCGCTTCGCGCGCGACCTAGCGGTACAGCTGGCCGGGCACGCGATGCTCAAGGCGCGCGGCATCGAGCTGATCCCGGTCGACGCCCCGACGTACTTCACCGACCCCTCGCCGACCGCCGAGCTGGTGCGGCAAATCTTGGGCGCCGTCTCACAATTCGAGAAGGCTGCCCTAGTAGCCAAGCTGAAGCACGCCCGCGACGCCGTGCGCGCCGCCACCGGCCGATGCGAGGGCCGCAAGCCTACGATACCTGACCCCGCCGCCGCGATGGCGCAGCGTCTGTACAAGACGGGCCTGTTGTCACTTCGCGCGGTCGCTGACATTCTTGCGACCGACGGCTACGTCACCGCCTCCGGCAAGGCCTACGGCCCGTCTGCCATCCGTTCAATGTTGAAGAGGAGCTGAGTGATGGACGACTACGAGGGGGGCTTCTTCGCGTTCTACTCCGGCAAGCTCCGCACCGCCAACCCATACGACGCGATGGCGCAGTCGGTCGTATTCGACCGATGGGAGTGCGGCTGGCTTGATGCAGAAGAAATGCACGGGGAGGCCCTTGCGCAGCTGCCCATCGATCCCCAGATCGCCGAGTGAACCTAGAACCCCAACGAGAAGGAACCGTAAAATGTTTGCACCTATGCACCTCAAGAAGAAGTCCCCGATGGCCAAGTTCATTGCCAAGGGGACTTCTGTGTCGGACGGCCTCGCGGCTCTGAGCCGCCTGTTTTCACAGAAGGGTGGGCGCTGGACACAACGGTCCTACGCCAGAGCCGCCTACGCCGACAAGAGCGGATACTTGGCATGCGACGTTACCGATCCGAATGCGTGCCAGTTCTGTTTGTTCGGTGGTGTCTATCTTGTGAGCCGCAATGACAAGCAGGAGAGGGCGCTGGAGCGTCTGCTCGATAAGGCCGCAGCGAAGCTGGACAACAGCGGCTTCTCCACTTCCTGTGGCTCGGGCATTGGTTTCAATGACTATAGTGCCGCAAGCGTGCTCGACATACGCAAGCTGCTGCGCACTGCGAAGTCGATGCTGCCGAGGAAGTCGGCGTAACCCAATCAAAGAACGGAGACCACGATGGTAAAAATCCCCGCCCCACTCTATACCACCGCCAGCGAGACTTCGCCGCCGTCGGAGAAGCAGCGGGGCAGCCTCCGCACCGCTGCCACCAACATCTATGGCGCCTTCCCGTTTTACAAGACTGCCGAAGGCGCAGACTTCTGGAGCGCCGTATGCGCTCGCCTCGAACAGATCGCCACCGACGGGCAGCTGAAGTAACATGGCCGAGAACCTCGTCCGCATGAACGTCGCCCAGCATCGTACCAACCACGACTGGGCGCGCATCATTAACAACTACTGGGGCAGACAAGTCGCCCGAGTAGAGCCCGTGATGGGCCGCGACCGCGACGGCAACGTCGCGATGATCGGCTCGATCATCACCTCAAGCCAGCCGTGGCCCGGCGGCTATCCACAGAAGTAAAGGAGCACACCATGCAATCAGATTTCAAAATGAGCACAGACCAAATCCGCGCGAAGCTGCTTGCCGCCGCCATCGCGGAGTACGAGCACCGCGACAACCCCGGCTACGAGCACATGCAGACGCTACTCGCGGCCGCCCGCGAGCGGCTGGCGCAGCTGCCAAAGGTGCCCGAGAAGGCCATGATCTACCACGTCCGCGTCGCCTTAAATCATCGCGCCGCCGTCGAGGAGAAGCTCGGCCACTTTGCTCCGTATCGGAGCCGCACCGACGCCCAGAAGTTTGCTGAGAGCCTCGACTTCGGCACCTACAGTTCGATACGCATTGTCCCGGAGGAAGTCGACAAGGACAGCCCCGCCTATAGCCGCTCCTGCGTTTACTAAGGATCACCCGATGGGAGGCCTTCTCCACCTTCCGGGGGCGCAGCTGAGCCGCCCTGCCACCACCAAGCCCTTAGGGGTGCTTAGCTCCAATTCCACGCCAGTGCAGCGACGCCGCGCCCTCGCGAAGGCACACCGCGCTAGCCGCCTAGAACACAGGAGCCCGAGATGCCTTGCTACGACGCACAAGCCGAAGACGAAGATCGACGCATCCACAACGAACTCCAGCGCAAGCTGAGGAAGACGGAGGCGATGCTCTGTATGGTTCTCCACGCCACCGAGTGTCTCACCCTCTCGGACTACGACGAGAAGCAATCCGGCGTCACCATCGCCGAGCTTGAGGAGTGGTGGAAGGAACACGAGAAGCTCGACATGCAGTACAAGGGGAAGTGAGATGAACATCGAGACCATGACCGCAGGCCAGCTGATCGAACTTGCCCAGCATATGGCGAGCCGCATCAGCCACCTGCCGACGACCGACGTAGTCGACAGCACTAAGTGGCCCAACAAGGCACAGCAGGAGAGCCTGCTCGCCCGCGCCGCCGAGGCCGCCCTCCATGTGGCTTGGGCTCTGGAAGACTACTCATCGAAAGGAAACCAAGATGTTGTCTAAAATCGATGACAACTACCGGCAAGCCATCGAGCGCCATCAGCGCGCACTAAACATCTCTCTGGGCTTCGTGCTTGGAGAGTTCGCTGTCATCATCGCCCTGCTGGGGTCGGTGACCGAGTTCTGCATCAAGTAATCCCCAGCGCAACCGTGAAGAGGAACATCACATGAGAACCATGCAGCAGTACGCCGACGAGACCCTCGACGCCCTCGGCCTCGGGCAGTTCAAGCAGTCGCTCAAGACCATCGAAGACGCCTTCCGCGCCAACGGCTGGGAAGTCGCCATCGACTACCACAACGGCTCCATCGACGTCCCCGACGGCCTCGGCGTGCGTGCCATCGCCGGCAAGCCGCTCGAATTCTACGAGCCCTCGACCGGCCGCTTCGCCCGCGACGTGACGGGCCCGCTCGGCACGAACCCGGTGTCGCCAGACGACGTCGAGATGCCAGTCGGCCAGCAGGACGACGACGTCCCGAATGAGGTCCGCGCGCTGCCGGAATGCTTCATCTGCGGCACCCGCGAAGTCGAAGACCCAGATGGCCCCATTCATCAGAAGTTCGCGACCCCGGAGGCCTACGAGGCCATCGAGAACGCCGCCTTCGATGCGATGATCGAACGCCTGCTCGCGGCCGGCGCCACCGAGTAGTCATGCGCGGCATTCGGCAAGTAACTGTAGCTCGCGTCCCCAACGTCAGGGGACGAGACCTCCGCAAGCAGTGCCCCGTTCATCTCGGCATCAACGACGCCGCGAAGAATGATACCTCAGCCTACGTACCGCGCAATCGCAACCAGTTCAAGGGCGACACCGCCGTCGGTGCGCCGATCACTCCCGGCTGGGCCAAGAAATATGGTAGGCTCTCTGCATGACCAAAGAGTATCCAGACCCCGGGCCCTGCCCAGAGAACGCCACGCCGCAAGAGATCGAGGCGTGGCGCCGTGCCACCGAGCTATTCTGCACCGAGGGCTTCCGCAAGGGCGCAGCGAAGTCGCCCGCCAACCCGAAGATCGATGCGACCGACGCCCGTCTCAAGGCGCTGCAGCGAGACCACATCAAGTTTCTGGAGAGACACAACCCCATGACGGACGCGCTCTGGCTCGCTCTGCTGAGCGACGATAGCGACGTCCTCTACGACGACGAGATGGATCGCCGCTTCCGGCAGGCGCTGGTGACCGGCACCCGCGTGGTTGATGGCAGCCACAAGCCCGCCATCGTCTCCATTGCGCGCCGCCTCGTGGCGCAGGCGCTGAAGGGTGACGCCTCCGCCTTCCAGCAGATCGCCGACCGAATTGAGGGCAAGGCGGGCTTGCGCAGGGACGACATAGACCCATCTGATCCCCAGCGAGCCCGCGAGACGCGCGCCATCGTCGACCAGACGGTACGCGCCCTTACCGACGCCCGCATCCGGGACAAACAAGTCGACGCCATCGACGTAGAGGCAAAACTCGTGAAGGTGGAGAAGTGACATGCGACCTAGCGAGGCATTGGTGCGCCGTCTTGGCTGTCTTCGTAGGGGCGGTGACGCTGAGTACACTCGCCCTGTGCGGCTTGGCTACGCTGGGCATAGTGATGCTGATCGCTCGTCGATCAGAGAAGTTGTACGCTGCGAGGCGTGCGGAGGCTGCTACGAGAGACGCCGCGACCGAGCAGTCATCTGGTGTGAGCGGTGTGGATCAGAAGTGAGGAGCTAGCTATGATGACACCTGAACAGGCGGAAGACACGCTGAACCAAGCCACCAGCAACCCCGAGTTCCTGCACATGCTGATCGCCGCCGTGCTGGCGCCGCTGCCGGGCCAGAAGGCGAAGATCGTTCTCGCCGATCTCGAAGAGATGCTGGGCAACAAGGGCCTCGGCATTCGGTTCAATAAGGACCACACCGTCGAGCTGTCGCTGCTGGACAAGCCGCGTCATGGAGCCACCCGCGATGTGTTCGTTGGAAAGGGCGGCGTCGCCTAAGTGCCGACGCCCAGACCGGACCACCCGTGGTACGGACGCAAGAACCACGTTCAGCGTCGCGTCCGTACTTCGCGAGACGTCCTGATCGATCAAGAGATCGAGCGCGCATGGACGGTCGAGCAGAAGGTCTTCGACGACCTGAACGACCTCGAAGGCGACAACCGGCCGGCTAAGGACCCCAGCTACGAGGCCTTATACGACGGCGGCCTCCGGCGAGTGCCGGTGAGGTACGACATAGATTAAAAAAATCGTGCTAGAATTGAGGGATGCACGATGACCTAATTGGGCGGGTTGGTGAGCTGACCGACCCGCTCGCTCTGGCGTTCCTAGATCGCGAGCAGAAGTGGCTATCAAAGGCCCGAGACAAGCAAGTCCTGCCCATTGATGGCTGGAACCTAGCCATAGCACGCGCCGGTCGCGGCTGGGGTAAGACCGAGGTCGGCGCCAACTGGATCGTCCGACAGGCGGGTCTCTATCCCGGCATCATCATCCACGCCGTCGCGCCATCGCACGCCGACTTAACAGGCACGATGTTCAACGGCATATCTGGCATCGTTGCCGTCTGCCCGCCCGAGCTGATCGAGAGCGTGAACGTGTCTGCCGCCATCCCGGTGATCAAATTCAGGAACGGCTCCATCGTGCGCGGCTTCTCCGCCCAGAGCCCCGAGCGACTGCGCGGCCCGCAATGTACGATGCTGTGGGGCGACGAGATCGCGGCGTGGGCCGCCAACGGCAAGCAGAAGGCGAAGGACACCCTCAGCAACATCGATATGAGCACCCGCATCGCCTACAAGTGCGCCGACGGCACGCTCGTGCAGCCGCAGAAGCTCTACACCACTACACCGAAGCCGCTCGACTGGCTGGCGAAGCTGATCAAGCGCGCCGACATCGAGATAATCGGCTCGACGTATGAGAACCGCGAGAACCTCGCCGAAGACTTCTTCCGCGACATCCAGCAATACGAAGGCACCGAGATTGGCCGCCAAGAAATCTACGGCGAGATGCTCGATCCCGGCGAGGCGGCGATCATCAAGCGCAGCTGGCTGCGTCTCTGGCCGCATGACAAGGCCCTCCCATGGTTCGACTACATCATGATCGTGATGGACACCGCACTGACTGAGAAGACATTCGACAAAAAAGAATTTAAGGCTGATCCGACGGCGTGTCAGGTGTGGGGCGTATTCAGTCACGACCGCCGCTGGAATATGATGCTGCTGCAGCACTGGAAAGACCACGTCGGCATGCCCGAGCTGATCAAGCGCGCCAAGCAGGAGCTTAAACACGTCTATGGAAGCCGCGACCTCCCGTCGTTCGGCAACCCGATCTTGGGCGAGACGTTCTCCGCCGCCTACCAAGAGAAGCGTCCCGACATCCTGATTGTGGAAGACAAGGGCTCCGGCATCTCTTTGCGTCAGATGCTCGCCAACGAGGGCATCGAGTGCTTCCCCTACAACCCCGGCAAGGCCGACAAGCTCTCTCGTCTACATGGTTCCTCGCACGTCGCCTCCGGTGGACCAGACCGCGACGGCGTCTTCAGAGGCACACGCGGCCGCTGCTGGCTACTTGAGAGCGATATGTCCAAGCCTGACAAGCACGGCCACGGCGGCCCCGGCAATCCGAAGTCGTGGTACGAGCCCTGCCTCGCTGAGGTCTGCACCTACTCCGGCCCCGGCACGACTGAGCACGACGATGACGTAGACTGCTGGTCGATGGCGTCCCGCTTCTTCGCTGACAACTGGATGACCGCCGGCTATGAGGGCATGCACGTCGCCGACAGCCAGAAGGTCCACTTCAACATGGCGACGGGGGACAACCCGGAATTCATCGATGGAGAAGACCACATCCCCGGCGACCTATCGCGCTACGACGAGGAATTGACTAATCCATACGGCTAGGCCTACCATGGCATAGGAGGCTCCCAAATGTTCAATCCATCAGCAATCGACAATGCGTGGGAATTCGATGACCACGTCCGCCGCAATATCTCGCGTCTGAGTGACGACGAGCACCTCAGCAAGCCGCGTCGCGCCCGCAACCGCATCTACAGGGAGGCCATCCTCCACCTGATCGAGGGGTTGGCGACCGAGAGCCCCTTCGAGGTGAGTGAGGCCTTCGAGCTGATCGCCTCGCAGTTCCATCTCACGCAGCCCGACCAGCCGCCTGTCCGATGCGAGATCGTGAACCCCCACGTCGTGCCATTCGTCGCAGAACCCACGCCGCCTACGCCCAAGCCCGACCCCTTCGCCGGCATCGGCGGCACCGACGACAAGCAGGAGGAGTACTAAAATGGAGGACCGCCACAGTGCGCTTACTTCGGACGCTCCTGCTCCGCGCCCTAGTCTTCAGGGTCCTGTGGAGCCTAATCCGACTGACGTCCTTCTCGTATCTTATCCTGATAGTATGGATGGCTTTACTGCTGCTTGGATTGTTTCGCAGATCGCCAGACGAGACCAAATCCCTGTCGAGTTCGTCAACAAGGGCGCAGAGATGATATTCCAGCCCGAGCCCAAGGAAATCCTTGGCCGCAACTGGATTTCAATTTGTGACGACGGCTTCCCGGCTGGCACGTTCGGCAAGTCTCTGCTGACGTTCATGCGATGCGATACGCAGCCCTTCGCGCCGCTGCCGTACCGCAACTGGAAGCGCACGCAGCCCTTCGGCATCGAGACGATGGCGTCGCTGGGTAAGGTCTGCGGCGTTCACGACAGCAAGAAGTCTCTCTGCCGCCTCGTGTGGGAGTTCTTCTGCGCCGACCGCGTCGGCTTCGACAAGCCGTCCCGCCTGATCTCACACATTGACGACTACACGACCGGGACGCTGCGCTACAACGACAGCGAGGCCATCGCAGCCGCCGTCTCCAGCTACGCCCACGACTTCACAATCTACGACCGCCTCGCTAAGGCAGTCGAGGACAAGCGGCGCCGTGAGGCCATGATTGCTGCCGGCCAAGGCATCGCTCGCTACATCAAGCAGATAGCTCCGAAGGCCTAAATTATGGTACGCTGGAAGGGTCCTCTAAGCCCTTCCTGAGTGCCCTGAATGTCTGACCTCCTGCCTGATGTCTCCCAGCTGCACGGCATCTACGCCAAGCATCTCGACGACGCCATCGATCAGCGATCCGGCGATGCCGAGGGCCGCATCTCTCGCACGCCCGCCGAACGCGCCGCCCTGCGCGAGAGCCGCCACGCCACCCACGTCCCCGAGCGCAGCGAGGAGTGGGACCGCCTCCGTGATGTCCACGGCTTCAATCCCCTCAGCTATGGCATGGAGGCGCTGAGCCGCCTCGACAACTCCGCAGGTGCCGCCAGTCAAGGCGAGAACAACATCTACGACGCCGACAAGATTGCGCGCGCCGCCGCCGACCTCGCGGCCCCCAATCACGAGCTTGGTGACAAGTACGGCCTGCCCGGCCAATTTGCTGACGCCCTCAGCACCACCGCCAACATGATCCCCGGCATGGAGGGCGGCCAGAAGCTGCTCGCTGGCGCCGCCACGCCCCTTGTGCGCGGCCTGATGAAGACCCCCGAGGCCGCCGAGCGCATGTTCGGCTGGCGCGAACAGGGCTACGCCGACGGCGGCAAGGTCTCCAAGATTATCCGCTCTGTCGCAAACAAGTTCGGCGACTACCAAGCCTCCCGTATGGAGCGTGCCGCCGACGAGACGAACCTCGAACGCATACATCCCGAGGGACTGAAGTCGATGTTCAATCCTCGTGATAACAGCTTGTTCGTGAGCATGCCGCCCTCCGATTTTCAAGACTACGCTAACCGAATTCCGCCTAATGTAGCGGCCAGTGCTCCATATCCGAGGGCTCACAATGTGCCGGGTGTGGGCCGCGTGCCAAAAGATCAGCAGACGCAGGATTGGTACCTAGACAAAATGCGTGATCTGCTCGACACAAAGGGCATGTATGCGGCGCCCGAGTTGGCTATAGGTCGCACCAACGATGATCTGACGAATGTGATCCAGCACGAAGGCCGACATCGCATGATGGCTATGGATCGCATGGGCGATGATCGCTCTTTGGTGCAGCTGCGTGCCAATCAACGTCCATTCGATTGGAAGTCGATGGACCCTGAAGAGCATACTGACTGGTTGATGCAAAAGTATTTCCCTCACGGGTCCGGCCAACTAGTTGTGCCGGAAGGCTATGGGGCATTCAGCACCAGTAGCGGTAAAATGGAGACCCAGCCCCGTCTACCACGTCCGATCTACAGCGAGCCATACGCCGATGGTGGCAAGGTGATAGAGCGAACTGTGAAGCCCGCATTTAAGGCGCTTGTGGACCGGCTCAAGAAACCCGATGGCGGGTTTACCTATCAGCCATTCCATGAACCGCATGAGCCGTCTGGTGGCTACGCCGTTTCGCCTTATCCAGAGCGCAGTAAGATATTGCCCGCCGATAAAGTTACAGCCGAAGAGTTGTGGAAGTATCAGATGGGCAACTACGATTTGTTGCGCGATCCGGGACATCACTTGGGGGCGTGGCATGATCCAGAGAGCCACAACGTATATTTAGATGTATCTAAGGTTGGTCCTGATGAACAAGAAATAGCTCACATCGGCCGCGCCGCTAATCAGAAGGCGATCTTCGATTTGAACAATTTCAACTCGATTGATGTCGGTGGCACTGGCGAGCCACTGCGCGTCCCGGAAACCTACGGCCCCGGCTACGCCGACGGCGGCGTGGTTGCAGGCGGCCCAATAAAGTGGCTGAGCAATTTGGTAAGTGAGAGGCTTGGCCCCGCTGGTGAGGCCGCAGCCGCGAAGGTTCGCGCTCACGCAGAGAAGACGGGGCGCGAGGCGTCGTCGTGGGGCACACCAGACTACGACCCAGAGAATGTTGGCTTCGTAAAGGGCCGACAGACCGAGACCTCTATTAAGGGCGACGATGCCGCCACTTTGATCGCCCTAGCGACACAGCGCAAGCCGTTCTTCATCGCGCATCCGCATCCGGTCATCTCTAATATGCCCATCGCGTCTCATTTGAACAATCGCAACATAAACGCCAAGACCGGCGCGAAGTTTATGAAGGAGACGGGCACGCCCGGCATGGTGTATCCGTCTCCGGCTGACTTGTCGCTTCTAGGCCGACTTGGCCCCTCGTTCTCATCGCTGATTGAAGGTGCCGGCTCGCCTGACGTGCGGGTGTTGCTGCAACAGCAGGGCGATAAGTCGGACGTAGGTGGCGCCGTAAATTGGGTCAATCGCAATATACCCACTCGCGAGAGCCGTGACCTGATGCAGAAAGCCAACAACACCCTCGGGATGAATGAGGCGGACCACTCCGGCTACGCCGCCATGATAAACGACGCCCTCTCCCGTCGCTTCGGTCTCGATGTATCTATGGACCCAGCCGGTACGGCCTCTGGTGGCGTGCCTCTGCAGGACTTGCTTAAAGAATATCCGAAGGCGATGGGCTACGATACCGCCGACGACTTTCTGCGACGACCCGGCTACCGCGAAGGCGGCGACGTCGCGCTGAAGCTCGCGAAGCGTTTCCTCAAGAACCCCGTGCGTGAGAGCTTCCCCGGCATCTACAAAGACCCAGACGTTATTGCATCTGAGGCACGGCGCCATCTTGTTGAGGACCCCGGCAAAGAGGGCCCCATGTATCAGCTCTTCGGCCACACCCGAGAGAGCCTAGACGACTTAGCGCAGGGCAACCGCGACCTCGATAGCATTCAACCTTTACTTGGGCCGCGTCATCCCGTCAATCTGAGTGGTACGGCCAAGACAAGTCCCCGGGTTCTGCTCCCCAAGAACGCGGGACGTCTCGTCGACATGCTTGGTGAGGGATTGAAGGACCCAGAGCTAGCTCGCACTCGTTCTTGGTACGAGATGTCTCCGCTGTGGGATCGCATGAACGATCTTGGTCTCGGCGACCGTGGCATGAGTAATCTCAACAACCGAATGGCCGTGATGTCTGCCGGCAGTGACCCTCGTACAGAGATCAATCGCGGCTTCCACGCTAACTGGCTAGCCAACGAGGGCCGCCTAGAAGACTTCGTAAAGTACGGCGGTGTTAAAGACGAGGATCGCGGCGACTGGTTTCCGCACGATTTGCGGGACCTGAAGGGTCACAGTTATCACGAGAGCGCTCAAGTGCCGGGTTTGCTGGACAACGAAACTTCAGGCAGACTTTGGCCGGGCGAGGGTATCCACAAGGTACCGACCTACGCCGCCGCGACCGATCCGAGGGACCCCTACTCCGCGCGCCCTGTGGCCGATAGCCACTTCAATCGCATCCTCGGCTACCCGGATGTCGCCACCGCCTCCACGAAGTCGGTGCGCAACGGAGTACCGTCACTGACTGAGTACAGCGACATCGTGCCGTGGTTCAACAAGCACGTCGCTGATGCGACTGACCTCCGACCCCGCGACGCGCAGGCGATGCTGTGGAACCTCGGCGGCCCACAGACGGGCGTGCGCTACATCGGGCCCTCGAAGCTGGAGATGATCTCGGACTACATGAAGGACACCGCCGACAAGCTCGGTATCCACCCCGAGGAGGCCCGCGACTTGCTGCTGCAGGGCCGTATCGGCGGCGCCGGCTCGTGGCAGCCCCCGTTCGCCAAGGGCGGCCGGGTTGATGGCGACCTCGATCTGCACCGCGTGAGCCAATTCTACGCAAGAGGCGGCAATGTGGTACCATTGAAGAGTAGGATCGACGACGACCTCGATCTGCATCACCTATCGCAGTTTTAAGGTAGCGCATGTCAGATATTCGTGAAGGCCGCGACGCCACCGCATCCGATCCCTACGCCGAGACACTTTCCGATCCCGCCTCCCGCATCAAGCCGGCCGAGCCAGAGGGCTCTACGCTCACGCTGAACGACGACGGCTCGATGACCATCGTCGATGAGCCCAACAAGAGCGAAGACGCCGCAGAAGACGACCACGCCGAGAACCTCGCTGAGTTCCTGTCGCCAGAGCGCCTGACCGCCATCGCGATGGACTATCTCGATATGGTCGACATCGACATCGAGGCCCACAAGAAGTCCGATAAGCACTACGAGGACGCCCTTCGACGCACCGGGCTAGGTGACGACGCGCCCGGTGGCGCGCCCTTCAGCGGCGCCTCCCGCGCCGTCCATCCCATGCTCACCGAGGCCATCGTCGACTATTCGGCGCGTGTCGTGCGCGAGCTGCTGCCGGCTGGCGGTCCAGTCAAGTCGGCGGTCGTGGTCGGCAAGTACACCAACGACAAGACCTCACAGGGTGACCGCGTCGCCCGCTACATGAATTGGCAGCTGACGCAGCAGATGCAGTCGGCCTACAACGAGATCGAGGTCGGCCTGCCGCAGGAGGCCCTCTCCGGCGCCTTCTACACCAAGATGGTTGTCGGCGACGGCAAGCCCGCTCTTGAGGTTGTGTTCTCCGATAAGGTCCACCGCCCGTGGGGTGACGGAGACTTCTACACGCAGAACCGCATCACCCACGAGATGCTGGTCGACAAGCACACATTCCGCGACAACGTCGAGAGCGGCCTCTGGCTCGATGCGCTCAATCCCGAGACGTCGCACGACATGCTGGAGCTGACGGACGCCGAGACCGCCAACGACCGCATCATCGGTCAGAACCAGCCGATCCAGAACATCGACGAGAACCGCACCGTCTACGAGATTTCCACCCGCATGGCGCTCGATCCAGAGAGCGACATCGAGGAGGACACCAAGGTGCTGCCGTACCTGCTGACCATCGACGAGCAGACGCAGAAGGTGCTCGCGATCTACCGCAACTGGAAGGAGGGCGACCCCAACTACTTCCGCCTCGACTTCCTGATCGAGTGGCCCTTCATTCCGTGGCGCGGCGGCTACCCCATCGGCTTCGGCCGCATGATTGGCGGCCTCTCTGGTGCCGCATCTGGTGCGCTGCGCGCCCTACTCGACGCCGCCTTCCTCAACTGCATGCAGACGGGTGTGAAGCTCAAGGGCGGCACGACGGTTGGCGGCCAGAATATCCGCGTGAACCCCGCCCAGACTACTGAGGTTCAGGGCTCGCTCGCGCAGGACCCCGACATCCGCAAGACCTACATGCCGCTGCCGTTCCCAGAGCCGAATACGGTCCTGTTCCAGCTGCTGGGCTTCCTCGTTGACGCAGGCAAGGGCGTCGTCCGCACCACCTTCGACGAGTTCAACAAGATGAATGGCGAGATGCCGGTCGGCACCGCCAACATGATGATCGAGCAGGGCCTCACAACCTTCGGCTCGATCTATGGCCGCCAGCACCGCGCGCTGCGCCGCTTCCTCAATCAGCTCTGGTACATCAATCAGCACACAGTCGAAGACGAGCAGATCGTCGACGACTTCGGCGAGCTTGTCGTCACGAAGGACGACTTCAAGGGCCCGATGACTGTGGTGCCGGTCTCTGACCCCAACATCTTCACAGACGCGCAGCGTATGGCGGGTGCGCAGCTCGTCGCCAACCGCGCACAGGTCTACACCACCGCCGGCATCCCGCTCTACAAGGCCCGCGAGGTAGAGCTGTTCCTGATGCGCAACGCGAAGGTGCCGGACCCCGAGCAGTTCCTCTCCGACGCTCCCGAGCCTACGCAGATGACAGCCGCCAGCGAGAACGTCGCCGCCGCGATGGGTTTGCCGATCAAGGCCTACCCGGGTCAGGACCACGAGGCCCACCTCGCGCAGCACTCTGCATTCATCGACAGCCCCATCTTCGGCTCCAATCAGATCGTGGCCATGAAGCTGCTACCGCCGCTCATCGCGCACCTTGGGGAGCATCTAGCGTTGTGGTATGACAACGCCATGAAGCTCTCGATGAACGAAGTCCTGCGTCAGAAGCTCCACGACCCCCGCATAACCGTCGATGCGCTGGAGACCGTCTCCGGCCTTGAGGTGCAGCTCGACCGCCTTATGGCAATTCTCACTCCGGCCGTGATGAACCACGCCAAGCAGGAGCTGTCGCCCATCCTTCAGACTATCCAGAAGGCACAGGCGCTGCTGAAGCAGCTGCAGCCCCCGCAGCCGATGGACCCCTCCATCGTCGCGATGAAGGACGTCGAGCGCCAGACCGAGGCCGACAAGGCCAAGGCCGCGAAGGATCAGGCCGACCTGCAGCACAAGTCGCAGGACAGCCAGCAGAAGAACGCCCTCGCTGCGAAGGATCAGGCCGACACGACCGAGCTTAAGCAGGCCGAGCTGCAGCACAAGGACGGCATCGCGCAGGGTGAACTCCAGCAGAAATCGGAGGAGGCCGAGCGTAAGGCCGTCGTCGACCAGTCGAATGCGGACGCAGAAGCCGAGGCCGGGATGGTCAACGCCCACGTCGCCATCCATGGCCAGCAGACGCAAGCCGCAACTGCGGCCGATGCCGAAGGCAGCAAGCAGGCCATCGCCGCCCACACGACGGCCGCCGACCTCCAGCAGACACGCGAGGACAACGCCGTGAAGCTGGAGATCGCCGACAAGAACAACGAGGCCAAGGTCGCGGCCGCGAAAGCGAAGCCCAAGCCCAAGCCCGCGAAGTAGACTTCAGACCCCGGAATATGCAACGATAAATGTCAGGAGTATTTTTGAATGGCTAGGAAAAACGTCTTCGCACGCGTAGGTCGTCCGCCCAATATGGGCTTGGCGTCCAAGGGCGTGATGCCCCATCCGGCCGGCGCAGCTCGCGCAGGCGCGCTCGGCCAGCCCTCCGGCATTCCCGGCGGCGGCGCGGGCCCGATGCAGGGCCTCCAGACGCAGGTTCCCGGTGCCGCCTTCCGGCGCGGCGGCAAGGTAGCCCACTATCACGACGACGCCAAGATGTCACGCTCACGTGGCGAGAACGGGTTCAATTCGAGTGACGCGCACTTCGCCAAGATGTGTCGCGGAGGCAGGAGCTAGTCATGGGTTTTCCGACCAAGAACCCCGTTGGGGGTGTTGAGAGCCGTAAGTCAGCGAGCGGCAACGACAAGCGGGACAAGGCCTCGGCCAATCTCCGCGACGGTGGCCGTGGCCGCGACACCGGCTTGAAGACTGGTGGCGACACCGGCCTCTCTGCTGCCGAGTTCGCCCGCAAGTATGCCGGCGAGGCGACCAAGGAAAATAGCTGGCCCGGTTCGGGCGGCAGCTTTCGCGATAAAGGCGTCAAGTAGTCATGGCGTCGGGCTTCTCCTACAAGACCCCGGCCGGCGGCGCGGAACTCCGCAAATCCGGCGTGGGAAATAACGCGAAGCCGAAGGCCTCAACCAAGGGCGGCGTCGGCCGCGACACCGCAACCCGCGTTCCCGATCCGGGTCCGCAGTCCAAGCCCTACGGCGGCGATGAGCACACTCAGCGCGGCTTCAAAGGCAAGGGCATACTCTAAGAAAGGCTCCGATGACTTTCCGTAAGAACAAGAACGAAGCGAAGTTCTCAAGCTCGAAGGTGAACCCCGGCAAGTACCCCGCCGGCCCGGTCGATCCGCACAAGACGCTCGCGACTGGCGAGAGCCTTGAGCAAAGCCGATCCGAGCGCCGCATCGGCGGCAGCAAGAAGGACCTCTCGCGCGGCTCTAACCGCTAAAACCCCTCAAAGGCTCCGAAACCCTTGATCCCCTTAGAACTCGTCCTCGCTATCTTGGACGCATTACGAGCTGAGACTATCGATGGCCTCGCCTCGCCCGGCAATCCGACCGAGTTTGGCTTCGGCACACTCCACGGTCAGATGAAGGCCATCAACGAGATGGTCGAGCGTTTCAACGACGCAGTAAATCAACGTGACACTTCTGATGGGGACGACCTGTCCCTATCGCTCCGAGAGAAGAGGAACACCAATGACGAAGACAAAGACGCCGGCTACGTCCTTTAAGCTCGTGCCGACTGTCGCCGAAGTTCTCGGCGACCGCTACACCGCAGAGATGAAGCAGGCCTTCCCCGACGTGCCGCTCCCGTATGGCGTGCCCTTCGGCTACCTCGCGCTCCTGCAGCTCCGCATGCCACGCGACAAGGTCGGCAGCTTCTTCATGCCCGACGACGTGAAGGACATCGAGCAGTACCGCACCCAGTCCGCCCTCGTGCGAGCCTGCGCACCGATGGCCTTCCACGACCGCCAGAACGGCAAGCCGTGGTCCGAGGGCGCGTGGTACAAGCCCGGCGACTTCATCCGCTGCCCGATGTATGGCGGCGACCGCTTCGACATCGAGCTTGGTGTCGGCGGCCAGAAGGTCACCTTCATGTTCATCAAAGACGCAGACGCCGTGGCCCCCGTGGTCGGCGATCCGCTCACTATCAAGACCTCGTAAGGAGTAGCCGATGGCCCGCCAGCGCGAACGCGAAGTCGAAGACGACGACTTCGGTACAGACGACAAGACCTCCAAGAAGGCTGGCGACTTCAACGCCGACGGCACATTGGTCAAGGACACCGACCTCTCGAACGACGACACCCTGACGGATGACGACGACTTCGATGAGGGCGACGACAACCGCATCGCCCGCGAGCAGGCCGCCCGCGACGAGGCTCGCCGCAATAAGGCTCGCGGCGGCAAGGTCGACGACGAGGACGGCGACGTAGACGACGAGATCGAGGCCCGTGTTGCTTATGATGACGACGAGGACGACGACTACGACGCCCCGCGCGGCTCGCGCCGGGCGCGCCGCAACCGCGCCCGCCGGGAGGCCCGCAGCCAAAGCGCGGCCGTTATCCAGCAGCAGGAGGCACGCATCCGTCAGCTGGAGGGCGCAGTCACTGACATGGGTCGCGCCCAGCTTGGCCTCCATGCCGGAGACATCGACGCCCAGATCGCAGGCATCCAAGGCCAGCTTGAGACCATCGATGGTGCCGTAGAGCGCGCTATGACGGAGCAGAACGGCGCATTGATGCGCAAGGCCCTGAAGCTCCGCGACGAGGCCAACGCGCGCCTCGCACTATTGGGGGCAGAGCGTCGTCGCCTCGAAGTGGTCGCGCAGCAGGTACCACAGGGCCAGCAGACACAACAGCGCCAGCAGCGCCAAGGCGTAGTCGACGTCGATCCCGACGCCGAGCGATATAGCCGCATCTTCATGAAGCGCCACGACTGGTTCGATCCGAAGGATAACACCGACGAGGACAGCCAGATGGTCAAGGCCATCGACGACACGCTGGTAAATGAAGGCTACAACCCCCGCACCAAGCGCTACTGGGTCGAGCTTGAGAGCCGCGTGCGCGCTAGAGGATTGGGTGCCGAAGTGAGTTACGACCACAACGATGACGATAACGACGAGCCCGCACCGCGCCGCGTCGCGCCGCAGCGCCGCTCTGGTGGCCTGCCTCCCCGCAGCCGCAGAGGCTCGGGTGGCAATCGTGGCGGCAACAACGCAGGCGACCGTGACCTCCCGCCTCTGGCGAAGGAAACTCTCGACGCCCTCGGCTTGCTTGAGAAGGATGGCCTCAATGAGGACCAGCTGAAGGAGCGGCAGGGCTACATCAACACATGGCGGAAGGGCCTCAAGAAAGCCCGCGCCGAAGGCAAGCTGTAGGAGTTAATGATGGTCAGACGCAAGCTGGACGACGACATGACGGCCGAGGGCGCGGAGGAGCAAGACGAGCGCCTCAACCGCCGCGACCGCGACGACGAATACGAAGATCGCGGCTCGCGCTATAACAGCCGCGAGTACTCGAACCGCGACTGGGAGAACGCCAACGCCCCGACTGACAGCGCCCGCAGGCGTGCCTTCCGCGAGAAGTGGGCGCAGTCCCACCTCCCCAACCTCCCGAAGAGGGAGGGCTTCCATCGCTGCTGGGTGAGCACCTCCCACCCGACCGACACCCCCGCTCGCCGCCTCGCGCTGGGCTTCAGCATCCTGAAGCTCGAACAGCTGGTGGCCGAGGGTGCCGGTTGGGCCCCCGAGGCGTCGTCTGTTAAGGACGCCGGCTCTCTCGACGGCGCCGTGCGCTGGCGCGAGATGATCGGCATGGAGTGCCCCGAGGAGTACTACCAAGACTATATGCGTGAGTTCCATCACGACATGCCGCGCGACATGGCCCGCGACATCTACGAGCCGCTGGCCGAGCTGCGAGAGCGCGCGATGGATCAGGGTGGCCGGATGATGGTCGGCGACGGCTTCAAGGAAATGCAGAAGTTCAGGCGACAGCCGAAGCAATTCGAGTAGTAGGCGGAGTAAAAAGGCTTCGGCCGAGCGCCCCGGACAATAGCGCGTCGTCTCCGTCAGTAAAGGCCCCGTAGGTGTGAAAGACCCGGGGCCTTTACTTTGTCCGCCGACATATGCAACGATTAATGGTAGCTAGTATTCGGGCTCACTGAGTAGTGTAGGCGTCGCCCTCCGGTAAGGCGGTGTAACTCTAGGCAGGTTGGTAGCTGGAACAGGCAAGCTGAGCGTGCGCGCTCGGTTGGTGTTTCGTCTTCTCAATCCCATTCCTAGGAGTTACCACAGTGACTGCTACGCTCAATCCATACGGGCTTCGCCCCGTTGCCCATCCGTCGGGCACCATCCGTCAGGTCGAGCTGCTCAACGGCGTCGCCTCCGGCATGTCTTCCAGCTCTCTCTTTACGCAGACCCCCGTCAAGTTTGACGGCACCACGAACCCCGGCACGCTGATTGCGTGCGTCGCGGGCGCGGACGTCTGCATCGGCGTCTTCGCTGGCTGCATGTTCTCCAGCGCCGGCCGCTACTTCGTCCTGCCGTATTGGCCCTCGGGTCAGACGTATGACGCCCTCGGTCCGATGCGAGCCTACTACAACTACGACAAGGGCATGATCTTCGAGGCTCAGGCTAACGGTTCGGTCGCTGCTACCGCCGTCGGTCAGGGCGTCAACCTCGTCGGCTCGGTTACTGGCAACACCAGCACCAACGGCATCTCCACGCAGGCCCTCAACGCGACTGTGACCGGCGCCAGCGCCGCCACCTTCATCGTGCAGGACCGCGCGCCCTACGACTTCAACCAGTGGGGCGACGCCTTCACTGAGCTGCGCGTCGCAATATCGACCTATCAGGGCCAGATCGCCTAGTCGGCGGCTGCTTTTTGAGGAGTATGTAAAATGGCTGCCCCGATGAATTCCACCCAGTTCCGCGTGATCGTGGAACCAATTTTGAACCAGCACTTCAACGGCGTCTACGATATTCGTAAGGACGAGTATCGACAGATTTTCCGCGTGAAGCCCGGTATCAAGAGAGCCTACCATGACGAGCCCGTGCTGTTCGGTCTCGGCGCCGCGCCGGTTATGCCGGACGGAATGCCGGTCACCTACAAGTCGGGTGGCGTCCTGTTCGACAAGCGCTACGTCTTCCGCGTCTATGGCTGCGCCTTCGCTCTGACGAAGGTGTTGGTCGAGGACGGTGATCATATCAATCTCGGCAAGATTTTCGCCGAGCAGCTCGGTCAGGCGATGATCGAGACGGAAGAGACCGCTACGGCGAACGTGCTGAACAACAGCTTCTCGGGTTCGTTCCCGGGTGGCGACGGCGTCTCGATGGTGAACTCTGCGCATCCGATCTCGGGTGGCACGGTCTCCAACATTCTGCCGACGAACGCTGCACTCTCGCAGACGTCTGTCGAGAACTTGCTGATCCAAATCCGCAAGGCTCAGGACAACGACACGAAGAAGGTGCGTATCTCGCCGCAGGGCCTCGTGGTCTCCCCGGACAACGAATTCCAAGCCGAGGTGATCACCAAGTCCGCGCTTCGTACTGGTCAGGCGAACAACGACATCAACCCCGTGATGAGCACGAAAATCCTGCCGAAGGGTTATACGGTCATCACTCGACTGACGTCTACCACCGCTTGGTGGATCGTCACCGACGAGCGCATGGGTCTCCAGTTCGTGACCCGTCGCATGGCCGAGAAGTCCATGGAAGGCGACTTCGAGACGGACAGCATGAGGTACAAGGTGACCTCGCGTTGGGATACGTCTTGGACGAACTTCCGTGCTCTCTACGGCACGCCCGGCGCGTAATGAATAGCCTCGCGTAAGTGAGGTCCCGAGGGAGAGAGCCGGAAGTCCCGGAGCCTAACGGCTCTCTCCCTCACCACTTTTATACGAAGGTTCATCATGACCGCCAATCGTTTCGTAACTCGCATTCCTAACGGTCAGTCTGACAGCCAAGAGGTCGGGCCGCTCGGCGACTACGCCGGCTACCGCCCCTTCCGCTATCACGACTACTGGAATGACTTCGACGACCTGATCTCGGGTGACTTCACCGTCACCAAGAGCGCCGGCTCGTCTGCTCCTGTCATCGTCTCGGGTGACGGCGGGCTGCTCAAGCTCAACAACGCGGGCGCGGGCGCGACCGACTTCTCCTACATGCAGTGGGCGGGCGGCTCAGGCGCCTCCGTTACTACGTGGGCGTGGGGTGCGTCGTTCGATATGTTCCTGCAGTTCACTTTCAATGTGGACGACGCCACGAACTCCAGCGTCTTCCTCGGTCTCGAACAGGTAACGGCGACCCCGTTCACCTTCCTCGACAGCGTCGGCTTCTACAAGGCCTCGGGCGGCACCGCCCTCGTGGCTCAGTTCAAGTCGGGCGGCACGACCGTGACGATCCCGTGCACCAACCTCGGTGCGGTTGTGGCCGCGACGCAGTACGATTGCGTCCTCGCCTACACCGCCGTCGATGGCATCTGGCGCGCGTGGGTCAACGCCAACTATCAGGGCTCGCTGACTGCCGCGCAGTCTGCCGGCACCTCAACCAACCCGCTGACGATGACCATCGCGTTGCTCAACGCGAGCGCCGCCGCTCACACTTTGATCGTGGATTACTTCTTCGTCTCGAAGGTCAGGCAGTCACCGTTCACGAATAACCAGACCATCGGTTAAGGGAGGCTCGCCATGGGCGTCCTCAAGCCACGGCCCGACGTCGCAACCGGCACACCGGGCCTCATGAACCAGACGGCGGCGGGGAGCGTAGTGTTCCCCACCGACTTCCGCAACGACGTTCAGACCCAGACCCGCTTCGTGCAGGTGCTGGTGGTGAACGCCGCCGACAGCATTCAGGTCAGCGGCTCAATCGACAACATCACCTTCGTGCCCATCGGCGCCGCGCTCACCGCGCCCGGTCAGGTCACATGGACTATCCCGTGGCCGTTCATTCAGGTGACGAAGACCGGCACGACCGGGTTGGCTACAGTACAGGGTGTGCTCTAAGGGAGGGGCATCGCGATGTCGCTCTCAGGATCGAATACCGGGGCTCTGCTCCCCTACACCGCACTCAATCTACTTGAGGAGGCCTGTGGCCGCGCCGGCATCTCGCCCGAGAAGATCACGGGCGAGGTCGTCTTCAAGTTCCTCGATCAGCTCAACCTAACGCTGACGCAGCTGCTGAACCGTGGCATCCAGCTGTGGAAGCGGCAGCAGCTGATCCTGCCGTGCTACCTGATGGTCAATCAGATACAGCTGCCGGCCGGAACCAATCTCGTCACCACGCTCAATCGTCGTTCTCTCAGCCGCATTGCCGGCACCGCCTTCTCTGACAGCGGCGGCGTCGCCGCGAACGCGACTGACGACAACTTCGCCACCATCTGCACTCAGACGGCACCCAACGGCGCGATTGGCATCCAGTGCGCGACCGCTACCGTCTGCACCCAGATAGGCATCCTCTCTGGCGGCGCCGGCTCCTTCGGCGTCTTCTTCGAGTACTCCAATGACAACATCACATGGACGACCGTCTCCTCAGCTACTGTCACTTTTGATCAGGCAGGCGAGTGGGAGTGGTTCGATATGCAAGGTACTCCGGTGTCTGGCGCGCTCTATTGGCGCGTCCGCTCCTCCGGCACCGTGCCGTTCTCGGTCGAGGAGCTGTTCTTCGGCAACAACCCCAATGAAATCTACCTCGGCTCGTGGAACCTCGACGACTACAGCAACATGCCCAACAAGTTCGCGACGGGTCAGGTAGTCAACTACTACCAGCAGCGCAACATCTCAGCGAGCGTGCTCTACGTGTGGCCCACTCCCGACATGACCGCGAGATATGATACGCTCGTGGTGTGGACTACGGAGTACCTCGATCAGGTGACGCAGCTTACGCAGGGCCTGCCGGTGCCTCAGCGCTGGTTCGACGCCCTGACTGCGATGCTTGCGCGGCGCCTATGCCGCTCCCTCCCCAAGGAGGCCGACTTCTCGCGCTACGAGACGCTGGTCAACGAAGAGAAGGAGGCCGTATGGTTGGCTGAGAGTGAGGAGCGAGACATCGCGCCGGTAAATTACGATCTCGGTGTTCGCTACTACACCGCATAGGAATTGCTATGGTTAATGACTGGACCTCTAAGCCCCACGGCGGCGGCCGCACTGATCGCCCGAGTGGACGCTTCCTCGATACGACTGGGAACCAGACGCTGGGCATCGGTATCTGTGGCCGCTGCAGCTTTAAGTTCCCGCTGAATATGCTGAAGCCGGACCCCAACATACCGGGCCTGATGGTGTGCGAGGCCGACCGCGACGACTTCGATCCCTATCGCATGCCTGCGCGTCAGGCCGACGTCATAAACCTCCCGTTCGTGCGACCCGACACTCCGCTCAATGACGGCCTCGTACCCGAGCCCGACTGGCTGGTGACGCCTGATCCGAGCGAGCCCTTCCCTCCTGACGATCCACCGAGCTAGACATGACCGCGAATGGTATGACCTACAGTTCGCTGGTTCAGGACTTGCAGCAGTACTCCGAGCAGTCCTCAGTCAGCAACACGATCTTGGCGCAGCAAATCCCGCAGATCATCACGCAGGCGCAGCTCTCGCTCGCCAATCGCCTGAAGATACAGGGCTACCGCGACGTCGTTGTCGGTCAGCTGACGCCTAACAATCGCACGCTGGTCAAGCCGACGGGCTGGCGCAACACCATCACCTTCGTCGTTCGTTCCAACTACACCACGCAGCCTAGCACCGGCACATTCCCGGTGCGCAACCTCCTGCGCATGCGCTCCTTCGAGCTGATCAATCAGGTCTATCCTGACGTCTCCGTCGTAGGTCTGCCGACGCTCTATACCGACTACGACCTCAACAACTTCCTCGTCGCTCAGACCCCGGACCAAGCCTACCCCTTCGAGCTGACGTGCTATCGTCTCCCCAACGTGCTGTCTGCGAGCGTGCAGACGAACTACCTCACCGACTTCATCCCCAACGCGCTGCTCTTCCAGTGCCTCCTCTATCTCGCACCGTTCTTGAAGGACGACAGTCGTATCCCGACGTGGAAGTTCCTGCTCGATCAGGAGCTGAATGCACTCAACGCCGAGGAGATCGCGAAGATCGTCGACCGGACGCAGACTAGGACGAGCCAGTAATGACCAACTTTAATGAACTCTTCGGTGGCTTGACCATCGATCCCGCTCAGCTGAGCTACGTTAGCTACACCATCAACGCCAACCTCGCGTTGACGTGGCCGATGAATGCGCCGCCGGGCTCCAACCCCGCCGCATCGAAGATTGACGTCTTCGCGCAGTCGACCAACCTGCAGGTCGCGTTGCCCGACGCCACACAGGTCTCAGTGGGTCAGGACGTTCTCTTCCGTAACACCGGAGCCAATACCTACATGGTCACCGACAACGCCGGCAACGTCATCGGCACCGTCGCATCTGGGCAGGCGTGGTACTTCTGGCTGCTGATCAACACCTCGGCGGCCGGCGTCTGGGCAGGCGTTCAGTTCGGTGCGGGTGTCTCTAACGCCAACGCCGCCGCGCTTGCCGGCGCGGGCCTGCAAGCCATCGTCACTCAGCTCAACCAGAGCCTACAGACGGTCACCCTGATCTCCAACTACTCGCCGGGCCCCGCCGACCGAGCTAAGGTGCTGCTCGAAGAGGGTGGCGCCACGGTGTTCACGCCCGCTGCGCCAGCTACGCTGGGCAACGGCTGGTTCGTGTACGTCATCAATCAGGGCACCGGCACGCTGACGTGGACGCCGTCGGGCGGCGCGCTCATCGACAACAACGCCACCAAGATACTGAACCCCACCGAGAGCGCCGTCATCTTCAGTGACGGCACCAACTTCTGGTCTCTCGGCTACGGCCGCGCGGTGGTCAGCACCGTGACTGGAACCACCATCAACATGACTGGTGCAGCGACGCCGTTCCCGCTGTCGTCCATCCAGATCGCCGCGCAGGTTCAGGACTACTCCGGCCTGCTCGTCAACAACGTGATGGTTCAGCTCGGCACAGGCGTCGGCTACTGGTTCGTGCGCAACAACACGAGCGGCGCCTTCTCACTGAGCTTCCAGACCAACGGCAGCGACCCCGGCGTATCGGTGCCGCAGGGCTCGTTCTCTATCCTACGCAGCAACGGCTCTAACGTCGCCGTTGCGTTCTCTGGCGCAGTCGGTACCGTCACCTCGATCAACTTCTCTGCCAATTTCGCTGGTGGCCCATTCACACTTACCACGACGGGCTCTGTCGAGCTGTCAAATCCGGGTGTTACTGCCGGCACCTATGGCTCAAACGCCGCCGTCCCGGTCATCACGGTCGATGCCTTCGGCCGACTGACGACCGTCACCACGGCCGCACTCGGCACCTCCGCGCCGGTTAACAAGTCTGCTGGCGTCGGCCTCGCGGACGCCAGCCTCATGCTGCAGCTCGATGCCAACGGCCTAGTGCCGTCCATCAACGGCGGCGACCAGCCCGGCGACATCAAGTACTCCATCGCTTCATCGAAGCCCGGCTGGGTGCTCTCCAACGGCCTGACTATCGGCAACGCCGCATCTGTCGCTACACTCCGCGCCGCCGCAGACACCGTCAATCTATTCACGGCGCTGTGGAACAACTACGCCAACGCGCAGGCTACCGTATCGGGCGGCCGAGGCGCGTCGGCTGCCGCTGACTTCGCTGCCAACAAGACCATCACCGTCCCCGATCTTCGTGGCGTCGTGCTCGCGGGCATGGACACGCTCGGCACGTCTGCCAACGCGAACCGCCTGTCGTCTCTGTTTGCTAGCTCGACGCCGGGCGCACAGCTGTCTAATAATGGCACTACCTCCACGACTTACTCCGGCTCTGCGACTGTGTCCGGCACAGTCACGGTGAATAGTGGCGGCGTATCAGTAACCGTCGGTGGTTCAGTCACGGCGGCCAGCGTCGGCCTCGCGGCCCCCGGCGGCGTCATATTTGCTGCTGGCATTGGTGACGGCGTCACCGCGTCCGGTTCGACGGCCGCCATCACCAGCAACGGCGGCAACACTCTCGGCGGTACGTCGTCCGGCACAACCGCCTCCTTCGGCATCGTGCAGTCTACGCTGGTGATGAACGTCTTCGTGAAGTTGTAAACCCATGCCACCGCAGCCGCAGCAGGACCCCAGCGCCGCCTTCCTAGAGGCGATGCAGAAGATGCCGACGCATCAGCCGCAGCTGATGCTATCCCAGCCGGGCTGTATCCGCGACGGCACTAAGTTCGCGAAGCAGACCTACATCGATATGCAGTGGAACCGCTTCTGGCTGGACAAGCCACTGAAGATGCTCGGTTACCGTGAGCAGGTTCGCAACTTCTCCGGCGTCTGCAGACACCTTAACGTCTTCGGTTCAGGCGGCTTCTCCTATGTTCACGGGGGCTCCACGCTCGCCTTCGAGCGCTACTCGATTAGCCTCGTGGACGGCACTAACACTGGCCTCGTGGATCGCACGCCCTCTGGCTACGTCTCCTCTCCTAATGCGCTATGGGTCAGCGACGAGATATACCTCACCTCGGCTGGCACGACCTACATCTTCGCGGCTGCACCTCAGTCACTGAACGACATCACCGCCGTCGTGTCTGTACCCGTCTACTACGGCGACGTGCTATCAGCCGCGCAGCTGCAGCCCGCCATCAACACCATCGTTGCGTCAGTTGCTGGCGTTGCCTTCACTCAAACCATCTCAGGTGCCGGCAACCTCATTCTGTCCGTCAACTCCCCCATCCCTGTCGGCGCCGGCAACATCACCGTGACGACGAACGGCAACCTGACGGCTCTCAACTACACGATCACCGGCACGAACCCCGCAGGTGCGCCTCTCACGGTCGGCCCCGCCGCGCTGCCCAATAACGCAACAGCGAGCGTCGGTAGCCAATTCGGCACGATAACCTCCGTCTTCATATCCGGCAGCTCGGGTGCCAACACGATCTCGGTCGGATGGGCCGCTGGTTCCGCGCCGCTAGCTACGACGGGCGGCCTCTGCGTAGTCGGGCCCTACCTATTCCTCTACGGCGCGAACGGCCTGATCCAGTGGAGTAACCCCGGCTTCCCGCTCGACTTTACGAGCCCCGGCCTCGCCGGCTCCTCGCGGCCCGTCCCTGACAAGATCATCAAGGGCCTGCCGCTGCGCGGTCAGTCCGCCCCCGCCGCGATCTTCTGGTCGCTGTCGTCGCTGATCGTCGGCAACTTCGTCGGCGGCACGAACCTCTGGAACTTCTACACCGTGAGCACCGAGGGCTCGCTGCTGTCGCAGAACGCCGTCATCGAGCACAACGGCGTCTACTACTGGGCGACGACCTCCGGCTTCGTGATGTTCGCCGGCACGATGGCCGACATACCCAACGACTACAATCAGCAGTACTTCCTGCAGAACCTGAACTTCGCGGCAAGGCAAAAGTGTTTCGCTTTCAAGATACCGCAGTGGAAGGAGCTGTGGTGGTGTTTCCCGTTCGGCAACTCGACGGAGTGCAATCACGCCGTCATCTTTAACTACGAGAAGAACTACTGGTTCGATACGCCGCTGCCCAACTCGGGCCGCAGCGCCGCCTTCTACGACAACACCTACAACTTCCCGATCATGGCCGGCGTCGCGACGAACCCCGACGTCGGTCCAAACGCGACCAGCATCTGGCAGCACGAGTTCGGCCTCGACGAAGTGAGTGGACCCGCCTCTACGCCTAAGGCCATCATGGCGTTCTTCCAGACGCACGAATTCAACCTCATCCAGCCCTCACAGATTGGCCAAGTAGCCAGCACGAAGCGCGTATCCTTCGGCGTCATGGAGCCCGACTTCAATCAGGTCGGCAACCTCACGCTCGACGTCTACTCGCGCTCCTCCGCCCGCGACCCCAACATCATCAGCCCCGACACGTCGCCTTATACGGTTCCGGCGGCGCCGACACCGACCGAGCCGGACGGCATCACCTTTCAGTGGACGCAGCGCCTAACCAGCTTCAAGGTCACCTCGAACGTGACCGGCGGCAATTACTTCGCTGGCGCGCCGTTGATCCACATGATGCCGGCCGACGACCGCAGGACGACGTAGTGGTCATCCCGGACCCCGAGGGCCTGACATGGACGGCGTGGGCCTCCACCGTCGCGGGCTTCAATCCGACATACTCTCAGGTGCTGCATCCCCAGATGGGGTGGCACGCCTTCGCTCGACGGCTAGCGATCATCACGCCGCAGGCGCCCCGGGATGGTCTCTATAAGACATGGCAGGAGTGGGCGGCCGCCCTGAAGCTGGTTCTCGGCAGCTAGGCAATTGTGGTACAATAAATGCCTAGCACTGGTAGGCCCCACTTCTGGAGGCTTTGCGCTGTTGTGAAGGCATTCGATCCTTCAGGAGCAGTGCGCTATGGGTTTCTTCGATACATCAGGTCAGGACGCAGACGTCTACTCAGGCACGACGAATAACGCCGCCGCCGACTACGACCGCCTGTCTGCCAGCAATCCCGGCCAGTTCTCCAGCGACGGTATCTTCAAGCGCCTCTTCGGTGGCGCCAACAAGAAGGACGTCCAGCAGGCCGCACTAGAGGCCTCGACCGGCATGCCGACCGTCGCCGACCCGACGACCGTCAATCCCGCCCCAGACGCGCCGAAGACGCCAGCCAACCCGACCGCGACGACCACAGCCTCGACGGAGCCGTCCTCCGACATCTACAACCCGCCGACCGAGCTGTCGGCGGCGCACGCCAGCCCGCTCTCTTCTGGGCCCGGCCTCGTGAAGACCATCTCGAACTTGCTCAACGGCCCCGCCTCACACAACGGCAACGGCGAGCCGCTCGTGCCCGGCACGCAGCTCACCATGCCGGAGTTCCTGAAGAAGCTCCAGCAGGGCCAGAACTCCCTCGCGCCTCCTCAGGCCGGCATGCAGGCGCCGCCTCCGGCGCAGTCTCCCTACGGCAACCAGCGTCACGGCGGCAACACCTTCGGTGGGAATACGTTCGGCGGCAACACCTTCGGCGGTGGCAAGTTCGGCGCTAGCGCGCCCGGCACTGCGCCGGCTCCTGCGCCTCAGCAGGGCGGTGCGCCGGCACCTCAGGGCCCCGGCATCCCGATCATGCAGCAGCCGCTACAGCAGGCCCGCCCCTCCGCTCTCCCGCCCGGCCTCGGCTACTTCCGAGGCGGCGCGCTGCGCATGATGCGCGGCGGATATCCGCCCCTTGAGATGGGCATGCCTCAGCGACACGCACACGAGGGCCCCGTGCCCAGCGACGGCCAAGGCGACGGCCGCTCAGATCACGTCGATGCGCGCCTCTCGCCCGGCGAGTTCGTGATGGACGCAGAGACGGTTGCGTTGCTCGGCAACGGCGACAGCGACGCCGGAGCGCGCGAGCTTGAACATATGAGGCAGAACATTCGCAAGCAGAAGGGTCAGGCCCTCGCGAAGGGTCACTTCTCACCGGACGCTAAGGCACCGGGCGCCTACCTGAAGGGGAGATCGTAAATGAACGAACTCGTCCCCATTCGCCCCGGCATCGTCGTCCCTCACACGCCGACACGCCTCCCCGCGCGGCGCAACGTCAGCATCGAGCCCTCGACGCCGGAGGCTATCGAGAAGGTCAATCGCCTCACCGTCGCGATGCGCGAGCGCCTGCCTGCCGTCCCCTTCGTGACTGAGCACCTCCTGCACGGCGGTCAGTACCTCCGCACCGTGCGCCTGCCCGCCAACACACTCGTTGCCGCCGTGCTGTTCAAGCGCGCGACGTCACTCATCATCTCCGGTGCCTGCACCGTCTACTCGAACGATGAGCTGATCGAGGTCAATGGCCCGCACGTCGTCGTGCCGTGCGCCGCCGGCCGCAAGATCGCTCTGATCACCCGCAGCGAGCTGCAGGCGACTATGTCATTCCCGTCCGACGCGAAAGACGTAGAGACCGCCCAGAAAGAATTCACCGACGAGTACGACCAGCTGCCGCCACTCTCGCATGAGTGGGAGCACGTCGTGACCATTACGGGAGCATAGTATGACTGGCATCGCAGCCGCAGCCGGCGTAGCTGGCGCAGTCGGCTCCTCACTCGTCCCTAAGCTGTTCAGCGGCTCGGGCACAACTCAGGGACAGACCGCAAGCGGCGGCAGCACCTCGCAGCAGAGCGGCCCCGCGCTCGGCACGCCCTATCTCAACTTCGAGAACCAGCAGCTCAACAATATCTCTGGTCTCTCGACGCAGCCGTTCAGTCCCTACGACGTCAACTCGATGTTTGCGCCGCTCAACGGCACACAGAACCAAGCCTTCGGCGAGGTAGCGAACGCGCAGAACTCGTGGCAGCCCTACTTCGGTCAAGCCGCCAACGCCCTCGGCAACAACCAAAACCCCTCATTTAATCCAGTCGCAGCCGGCTCGTCGGGCTACGGCTCGGCGTCTTCGACGCCGTCAGCGCTCAACACTGCGAACCCGTACTTCGGCGAGGGCAACCAGACCGCGCCCTCGGTCATCAACTCGTATCTGAACCCCAACGTCAACAACACGGTGGCGGCGGGCAATCAGCTGCAGACGCAGAACTTCCTGCAGAACACTCTGCCGGGCCTCACCAGCAACGCCGTGACCTCCGGCGGCGGCCTCTTCTCGCCGCAGACCGCCAACGCCGGCAACTGGGCGCTCACCAACTTCAATCAGAACCTCGGCAACACGGATCAGGCGGCGCTGCAGTCCAGCTACCAGAACTCTATGAACAACGCCCAGACCGACCTCTCGCGTCAGGCCGGCATCGGTAGCTCGGCGGGCTCTCTCGCGAACAGTCAGCTGTCTGCCTACACCGGCCTCGGCTCAGCTATGGGCAACACCGCCGCGACCGGCAATCAGGCGAACATCAACAATGCCAACGCCTACGCGGGCCTCGGCACCGGCTACCTCAGCAACAACCTCCTCGGCGCGAACGCGCTGCTGCAGACTGGCAACCAGATGCAGCAGAACGCGCAGAACCCGCTCACGGCCGCCTATCAGCAGTTCGAGGCGGGCGTGCAGTGGCCGTACCAGACCGCCGGCTGGGCATCTAATACTGCCAACGCCTACCAGTGGC